AAATATGTTCTTCGAATCTCAGTGCATCGTACATAATGGAATGTATGAGAACAACAACAAAAAGTATATGGATCTTGCCCTGAGTCCCGAGGACACCCACAGGATTGAGGACATCCACAGAAGTTCTTATGATAAACTTAAAAAGAGAAACATAAGAATCCCGTTGGATGGTAATGTTTTAAAAGTTAAGATCCCGTTTCGAAACAAAAGGGTGTCGTGTATTACACTTGGTGATAAAACTGTGTATGAGTTAGTGCCTGGTGATAAGATTGATGTTGTGTTGACCTACAACGGTGCTTGGTCATATGGTGACTTCTGTGGGTTGGCGTGGACCGTTAATCTAATAACGACACCCAGGATTCAGGTCCTTCCCTCTTCATGACTAGTGTGTGTATGGTGTCTAAGATTTTTTCTATTTGTTGTGAATATTTACAATTCAGTTCTACTCTATTTTTGTAACACATGCTTAGCACATATGAGTTTTCTATTTCACATTCATCACAAAGTTCTCTAAAGAGAGACACCATTCTGTTGTTCTTGTTCGGATCCACCGGCTTGAACATCTACTGCATCTATAACTTCTGTAGTTTCTAATGGATTTTTATTGTATGGAATGTCAGATACCCCGGTTTTCTCAAGGTCTACAAAAACCCTGAGAGCACCCTCGAGTCTGAGGATTTCATTGTTAATCTCATTCCTCTGAGCAATAAGCTGATTCATATTCTCCTTGCATGCTTTTATGTTTGCTTGTACAGAAATCATTATACAAATATAAAGTTTTTAATCTTTAAATTATAAATGACCAAACTTTGTCGGTCGGGATATCTCATTGAAAAGGATTCCGAAATTAGGAAAGAACTAACCGTAAGACCTGAAGTAAACAACGAATTTGGTTTTCCCCCACCACCATTTAAGGTTTTCAAATTGACCAAGGAGTTGATGTGCGTTCCCAGGTTCTATGGCGTCGAAAAGTTTGGCGAACCACAAGAAGATACCAGACCACAACCAGCTAAAATGAATGTAAAGTTTGTTGGAAAACTCCGCAAAGAAACCCACCAAATAGAAGCGCTTTCGAAGGCTATAGAAGCTGGTTCGGGTGTGTTGTCCCTACCATGTGGATACGGTAAAACGACGGTTGCATTGGCAATTTCAAGTACTCTTGGTTTAAGAACCATGATTTTGGTTCACAAGGAGTTTTTGGCAAACCAGTGGAGGGAAAGGATTCAACAGTTTTGTCCGGGTGCAAAAATAGGATTGGTTCAAAGAGATACCGTGGAGACCGACGCAGATTTTATAATTGCAATGCTCCAATCCGTTTCTCAAAAGGATTACACATTTGAACAGTTTGAATCGATTGGTACACTCATAGTAGATGAAGCTCATCATATATGTGCCAGGGTGTTTTCACAAGCACTATTCAAATTGTGCCCCAAGCATGTATATGGTCTTTCGGCCACGCCCGACCGCAAGGATGGGTTGACCAAGGTTCTGCACTGGTTTATGGGCCCAACCTTCTTTGCCATTGAAAGAAAAGAACAGTCAAAAGTTACGGTGTCAACTGTAGACGTGGATTTACCTAGGTATAGAGATCCACCACCAACAAACCGAATGGGTAAGATATCATTAGCTGAGATGATAACCATATTGGTAGAGACACCCGAAAGGAACAAAAAACTAATCAACATAATCAAGAAAGCTTCCAGAGGTGGACGGAAGGTACTTGTTCTGAGCGACAGACGGCTTCATTGTCAATACATACATGAAATGTTCCCTGGGTCTGGGTTGTATATGGGCGGAATGAGTGAAACTGATTTAGAAGAATCTAGTAAGTGTTCGATAATCATAGGAACATTTTCACAAGCCCACGAAGGACTTGACATACCCACACTGGACACCTTGGTGCTGGCTACTCCAAAGTCAGACATCAAGCAGTCTATTGGTAGAATTCTCAGAGAAACTCCTGGTAAAAAGAATGAACCCCACATTTGGGACCTAAGGGACAAATGGTCTGTACTAAATGCCATGTATCACAAGAGGTGCAGGGTATACAGAGAGGGAGGATTTACAATAGAAGGAACTGCGGAAGAAAATGAACAGCCTAAGATAACTGGTTTTCTATTTTCTAATGTTGTCTGTGATTGATAAAACAAGTACACCCAGTATGAAAAACATTACAAGATAATTACATTCTGTGTTTTCGGAGGTTGGTTCGGGGGCTTGTTTTGGTTGTGGTCTCCTGATAACTTGTCTGACGGGAGTATCTTCATCGAGAGGACAATAACTAATCATATTTATAATGACACTTCATTTTTTTTAGACTTTCTTCCCCTCTTTTTCTTCTCTCCAGTGACACTAACATTCTTAACCTCGCCTCCTGTGGACTCTCCTGACACAGAAACAATGTCCGAAATACTTTCAAGGTCATCCTCAACCGTGGCTACTTCTTCCATAACCGGTGTAAGCGTTGTACTAACTGGCGGGGGTGGCATCATAATACCTCCCATGAGACTTGAAAGGTCTAGCCCAGGTCCCTGCATCTCCCGTCTACCAGCTGAGTCGAAGGTATCAGGCTGGGTAGGTCGCTGTGTTGGGTCCTCGCGGGAACCACCAGCTGTGGTGTTCTTTACTGCATCCATCATATTTTTAACCAAATCTGGGTTTTGTTTCATCACATCGTTCATATTTGGAATCGCAGCCTTGAACATACTGTTTGTAAGGTGGAACATCATCGCGGAACCACCCAACATCATAATAAGCTTCACCTCAGGTGCCACGTGCATCTTGGTCTTGTATTTGTGATACAATTCCTCAAACACACCATCATAATCATCTACGTTTTCCATGACACTCTCAGACCATCCATCTAGAGCCAGGTCAAATGGGTTGTAACGCTTATTAAGAAACTCAACACCAGTTACACAGGCGATAAGCATTCTGCGAGAGAACCTAATAGACTGTTCTGTCTCTATGCCATACATAATACGCTTCAATTCGGAACGAAGTTCGTTTATGTCGGAGTAAATAGTAAGTTTTTTGTTGGTGTGGTGTCCCTTTTTCTCAAGTCTTGTCAATTTATTAAGAATATCAGCCTTTTCATCCTCAATACTTCCGTACCCAGGTGATGGCATCTCCTCCTCGCCATTATCACTTTCTCCGTACTGTTCGTACTGTTCGTTTTCATCTTCGTATTCCTCTTCGTCCTGACCGTGGTTAACAAACTCAGGCTGAGGCCTCTTGGGTGGCTGAGCCTTGTTGGGGTTTCCAAAGGCCTCCACATCCTCATACACAGGCGGGGTACGGTTAAATGTTGGGCGCTTTGGGGCTGTCGCCTTGCGAGCGGGTCGAGGAGCGGGTTCGTCTGAAATCTGAATCTCAGATAATAGATCTTCCTCAGACTGATCCAACTTCATAACATTGTGACTTTCGCCTCTGTCAAGAACTATCTCGTCCATTACTACTTCTTTATATGGAAAGTATTATCAAATCTTTAACGCGCTTATAAAAAAATTATATTAATCTATAATAAACATGGCTAAAAACCTTTCACCAGGACTTCTCACAGTTGCCCTCACACTTCTTGTTGTGTTCCTTTTCATGAACTGTGGTGCCAAGCGCAGTACGTATGTTCTGGAACCCAGACCAGTTATGATCAAAGCACCCCAGCAGTCTGCTCAATCTATCTTCGACCTCAAGTATGACCTATCATGTGTTCCAGGACCCACAAAGGCTGGAAGCTACTACACAAAGGACTTAACCCCCGGGGGTATTTGTGGCGCCCAGGAGTGGGTTGCTCAACAGGCAGAGGGTTACACAATCACCGACGGTATTGGTGGTTCGCTCATGGACAGGTAAAAAAAACTATTAGTAATATTAATAATGGGAGAAGTTAGACAGGTTTTTGTTTCATCTGAGAATAGGGACAAAGCTTTGTACCCCTATGGCAACTCGTATACTCTGCATCTTACACAACCTATAAAGGACATTCACAAAGTGGAACTCCTCTATGCATCTGTCCCAAATGTTCTTTATAATTTGACAGATGGTTCTAATGTTATAACTATAGAAGTGGGTGGTGTATCAAACACATTCTCGCTTACCCCTGGATTTTATAATGCATCCACTTTAGCTACAGAACTTACACAGACTATAAACGCAGTATCTGGTGTAAGTGTCCAATACATTCAACCGATTGGTAAATTTCTTTTTGTCAACCCAGTTGCTTCTGGAACATTTGATGTAACAATCCCATCAAGTGAGTTAGGACAAATGATGGGGTTTACCACAACATCCGCGATGACTAGCAACCCACCTGTTACGATAACATCACCACCAACAGTACCACTCTACGCAAACCATGCTAGGTATGCTAATAAAAATTGGTTACAATCAAATGTAATAGCAAACTTGGCCCCCAACGAAGGTGTTTTCTTAGATATACATGAGTTTAGAACTATGTTTAACGAAGATGCTCTTGCGATATCTGGAGATACATACACTGGGCAGAATGTTTCCAGGACATTTGGGTTGATACCAATGGATGTAGTGGCTGGTGGTATCAAGCACTTCAAAAAGACAAGTGATTATGATTTTTGTGTTGATTTTGTAAACCCCATAAGAAAATTGGATAGGCTCACAGTTCAATGGGTAGATAGAAGGGGCAAAAAACTCCAGTTTAACGGACTAGAAGATAATTCGTTCATGGTACGCATTCACACTTTAAGAAAAAATTTGTAGTTTTACTATAAATGTCTGGTGGTATAGCTCAACTTGTTGCTATAGGTGCTCAGGATGTTCATTTAACAGGAAATCCAGAAGTATCTTATTTCAAAACAATCTATGTGAGACACACGAACTTCTCCCACACAGTCGAACAACAGGTCATTCAGGGTAACCCCGCGAATGGAGGAATGTCTACTGTGAGATTCGAACGTAAGGGTGACCTTTTATCATACGTTTACATAACAGCTGATAATGGAACAGGGTCTTCTTCTATAACCGATTGGACAACCGTTATTGATAAAGTAGAACTATTAATTGGTGGACAAGTGGTAGACGAACAGGATTCTTTATTTACAGAAAGAATTGCTATAGATGTTTTTGCACAGAACGTATCTAAGAGCTCAAACGGACCTCACCCGGGTTCGGGTGGATTAATTAGCTACTTTTACCCATTGAGATTTTTCTTTTGTGAAAATTGGCAGTCGGCTCTTCCACTTATTTCATTGAACTATCATGATGTTGAAATAAGAATTACATGGGGTTCAAACGCAGAAGCATACCGCTTGAAGGTTTGGTCAAATTATGTGTACTTGGACGCAAATGAACGAAAGCTCCTGTCAGAAAAACCCATGAACATGTTAATTTACCAGGTTCAAAAAAACACAGCGTCTAACGGAAAAATACAGGACCTCACATTTAATCACCCAGTTAAGTTTATATCAAGTGTTGACAGTACACTTGTATCCACCACAAACAAAGTAAAACTTCAGATTAATGGTGTAGACATAACCGATTTTAAATTTGCAAAACCCCACCACGTAGACGTACCATCATATTACCACACAAATTATGTTACCAGCCCAGATACATTCCTTTACCCATTTGGGTTGAACACAGCCAATCTTCAGCCATCAGGGACTCTCAATTTTAGCAGACTGGACTCAGCAAGAATCATAAGTGAAACCAATACCATAACAAATACTATATACGCCGTTAACTACAACATTTTAAGAATTGAAAATGGCATGGGAGGTTTAGTGTATGCAAATTAGTTACAGGTTATTTATTTTCTTTTTTTTTCACACTATACTAATAAAATGGTCAAGAATCTAAACATTATAGATCGTGGCACTTCTATTAGGATAGGGGCGAATTCTGGCCAAAACAATCAAAAGAATGGATCAATTGCCATAGGCCTCGACGCTGGGCAAAACAATCAGAATGAGGGATCAATTGCCATAGGTGCTGGTGCTGGTAATTTCATTCAAAACGCACATTCGGTTGCCATAGGTTATCAATCTGCCACTTCTAACCAGGGTACAAATTCAATTGCTATAGGAAACAAAGCGGGAGTACCTCTCTGCCATGATAAAACAATTATATTAAACGCATCAGGAAACCCGTTACCAAGCAGTGCCTCTGATGGATTCTACGTAAAACCTATAAAATATGATACAGTAACAAGTAATTTACTAGCTTGGAATAAGAGTACATGTGAAATTATTGATGTTGGTAACGTATTGGTTACGGATGTGAATCTACAAACTGTATCAGATAATGGTAATAGTACCACAAATAGTATAACGGTACCAGAAGTTAATTATACTAATAATGTGAAAATATCATCCGATTTGACTAATACTAGAATTGACATTGGTTATCAAACCGGCGTGACTGGTGCTGATATAAACGCAATTGCTATGGGTATTAATGCGGGAAACACAAACCAGGGTATTAGCGCAATTGCCATTGGTGACAGCGCTGGCTGGTCGGGACAAAATACAAACTCAATTGCCATTGGTACACTCGCTGGGTATAACGGACAAGGTACAAATAGCATTGCTATAGGTGGACTTGCTGGACAAACAAACCAAGCTCAACGTGCGGTTGCTATAGGATACAATGCCGGTACCGAAGAACAAAAAAACTTTGCGGTAGCAATTGGTGTTGGAGCGGGTGAAATTAACCAAGGTGTAAGTGCCGTTGCTTTGGGTGATGCATCTGGTAAGACTAATCAAGGACAACATTCAATTTCCATAGGTGCATATTCAAACGCCAAAAACAACTCTATAGTCCTGAACGCGAGCGGTACCAACTTTCACCCATCAGGGACAAATGGCTTCTATGTGAATCCAATAAGAAAAATTATACCTACGGCAGCCAACATGAACACAGCAAATGTTTTGATATACTCATCAGATCGTGAAATTCTAGATTTTGGTTTAATGTCATCCGTTGTTTTGTTTAGAGATACAAGTACTAAAAGTAATGTGGTAGGTTCTTCAAATGTAAATTATGAAAATTGTTTTGGTGGATCACCTATTTCTGCTTTTAACAGTGTTTCAATAAGTTTTAAGTTTACACAACAATCCACTAATTTTAATTCCAACGTAATTTTACAATTGTTGGATGGGTCTGGTAATCTTATAAGTGATATAACTAATTATACAAACCTTTCTAATGGTTCATACACGGGAACTAATACTGATGGATTTTATATATCAGGTAACATATCTACTACGGAGTTCGCTATTACTGAAGTAAGACTATCACCAGTTGGACAGGGAGTAGCCGCATATGGTGTAAATATTGTTCCAATTAACAAGTCTGGAGACGCCAATCAAGAATATGTATCAGGTGGTAGAACGAATAGTTATCCTACAAATATAAGTAATCAGACATATGGTATTAGAATAAGATGCCCCGATAACAGTGTGGAATTTCTATTGAGTGACTTCACAGTCATCGCAAACATATTTGCATAAAAATAATATTCTATTGTAATAATAAAAGATGTCTGGTGGTATCGCCCAACTTGTTGCTATAGGTGCTCAGGATGCTCACTTGGTGGGCAAGCCCGAGGTTTCTTTCTTCCGTTCTAATTACAAACGCCACACCAACTTTTCCCAGGTTGTAGAGCGTCAAGTTATCCAGGGAAACCCTTCCAACGGAAGCGTGTCAACCGTTCGTTTTGAACGTAAGGGTGATATGCTGTCTTATGTATACTTGGTGGCCAAGAATGGTACCGCGTCTTTCGATGTCACGTGGAGCAATCATGTTTCGAAAATTGAATTACTCATTGGTGGACAGCTTATTGATGAACATGATATAACATTTTTGGAGCAGCTTGCTCCGGATTTATTGGCTCAGAATCTTTCCAAGTCTGCAATCGGTGGACACTTCAGTGGTGGCGCCGGTCCAGAAACATTTCTTCCATTAAGATTTTGGTTTTGTGAAAATTTTCAGTCGGCATTACCTTTAATAGCTCTTCAGTATCATGATGTAGAACTTAGAATTACCTGGAAAGACCCATCTACTTACACGTATGAGTGTTACGCAAATTTCATTTCACTTGATAACGATGAGCGTTCTGCTATCGCTAATGCTTCTCAAAATATGCTCATATTCCAGGTGCAGAGAGCCCTTGCATCTGGAACCAAGATCCAGGAGCTTAACTTCAATCACCCGGTTAAACTACTCGCTTCTCCAAGTGGTGGAGCATTAACTAACACAAATGCCAGAGTGAAGCTACAAATCAATGGTACCGATGTGGCCGATGGTAAGAATGCGAACCCCCACTTCACAAAGACGGCCTCTTATTACCACTCACCTTTTGCCATTGGCAACACTTCAGACTTTTTCCTTTACCCATTCTGTCTCGACACAGCAAAGCACCAGCCCACTGGCTCTCTCAATTTCAGCAGACTCGACTCTGCACGAATTATTACCGATAACCTAACAATAAGCAGTGATATTTATGCCATTAATCTCAATGTGTTGAGAATCCAAAATGGTATGGGTGGACTTATGTACTCTAACTAATTTTGTAATATAAATATAAAGATGCTTCGGTTTTTTGTCATTTTGGCTATAATCTTTGTGCTAACATACAATCCTAGTTCAGGAACTATGGATACTTTTATCAATGGCCCCACAAAGGCGCCTCAGCAGGCAGGCCAGTGTTGCTCTGGTACAGAGTACCGTGCAAATCACCCAGTACAATGTGAATCACCCTATTTTCAGGGTGTACAGTTTGGCAACACGGAATTGGGTTGCCCAACACGTTTACCACACGCCAGAAATGGTGCGATTGTTTAGCATTTTAAAAATCACCACACAAGGTAATAATGTTTGACTTCGCAAACCGTGAGACCATGATACTTCTGGCAGTGATCCTAACAGTTGCAGCCACATATTATCTCTACACCGAGATGAAACGTCAAAAGGAGGACATTAACAACATCAGAACCTACGTGTCCCACAAACTAGCTCGTTCACCTGCCAATGACGCACGGAAACAGCCCAAGAAGAAACCAGTTGAGGAAGTTCAGGAAATTGAGGAAGAAGAAGAGGATTAATTTGGGTGGTTATAGTAGAGGGTAAATCCCGATGTTAAAAAAAGAAGAAAGACATAAAGCAATTGCTATACCAGTTTCGTATGCCGACGGCAAGCCGAGATTTTTAACCGTCAAAGACAGAAGATTTAAAGAATGGATATTTGTTACTGGTGGTTGCCACAGAAGGGAGGTGCACAACCCCCTTCGGTGTGCCCTTCGTGAACTCGAAGAAGAAACCCGTGGAGTGGTCTCCATACACCAGGGAACATATAGTGAGTATACTCACACGTGTGAAAACCACACATCAGACGAAGAGGTTACTCTTGTCTATCACATCTATATAATAGATTTCAACATACCTAGGACCAAACAGTTTGAGATTATTTCCAAGTTTGATGATGTCAAGAGAATAATGGACGAAAGAAAAAGGCGTAAGCTTAGTATCAAGAGAACACATGATGAAAATGATGCAATGAGTTTTGATACATTAGACGAGTTCAAACGCAAAAAGATATGGGACTTTATGACATCGGCAGTACTTGATAATCCAAAGTTTATCCAGGCACTCAATACGTTAAATCGTAAAAGATTTTGTATAAGATAATATCAAATGCCTAATAACAGCAAAGCTTTTAACATTACTACACTTTGCAATCTAAGAGGTATCAGCACCGAATCCGAGGAAGCAGAATCTATGAAAACTTGGACAGTACTACAGTTGCTCAATGCAATTAAAGCCGAGAGAGACGCCCGAAAGGCCCCACCCCCACCCGAACCAGAACCCGAACCAGAAGAAATGGATACCAGTATTTCTAGATTGGTAGGGTGTCAATACTAGTTAAAAATAAAACCCACTATTTAATAAATATGTTTAAACAGTGGTGCTCTACACAAGGGTTTACACACCCCAAAACATCCCCAACCCATGTTCTTATGGATGGGGGAGTATTAGAAGTACCATTTGATAGATTGAATGATTTTTATAAAACATATGTTCAATGTATCAAATCCGGAGAACAATTGTTTGTTGTGGAACAAAAGACTGAAATCTACAACTTCTTCTTAGATATAGATTACAAAGACAAGGAGGAGTTAGATATTGATGAAATAAAATCAATCACACTGGATGTGTGCTCCAAAATTGAATCACTTGGGTTACCATGCAAGTGTCTGATATCGGTTGCAAAACCAAAACCAAAGGAGGGGTCTATAAAAACCGGTATACATTTCAACTGGCCAGATTTGCCCGTCAGCCAAGAAGGTGCCATAAACCTCAGATGGCACATTATCTCAACCCTTAACATATCCAAAAGAGGTGATTGGTCGCAATACGTTGATGGGTCTGTGTATGGAGACTTGGAAACGGGTGCAAAGGGGAGTGGTTTTCGTATGCCGTGGTCTCACAAAAAGGGTAAACATTCAGAGTGCAAGGGTCAGGGTTGTATGGTGTGTGAGCACAGTGGTAAACTCACAGAAGGTGAATATCTTCCAGTGTTTTTGTATTCAGAGGGGGGTTTATCTGTGTATCCAACAGAAATAACCGTTGAAGGTTTATGGTTATCCACAGTAAGAAACGAGAGAGAACCCATTGATGTTCCAACTGGTCCGGTGAGTGTAAAAGTAAAAAAGAATGAGGCAACCTTCAAAAGTTTACACACAAAAAATGAGATGGTAGACAGTGAACTATCAGCTTTGTTGGAGACTTTTGTAAGGTTAAACATGCCTGGGCAATCAAAGTCAAGAATCAAGAAAATCTTCAAATACAAGGATACATACAGAATAGAAACAACTTCCAAATATTGTGAAAATCTGGGTAGGAACCACAATTCAAATCATGTGTGGTTCATGGCTACAAAGGGAACAATATGTCAAAAGTGTTTTTGTAGATGCGAAACCATGGAGGGGCGAAAACATGGATTTTGTAGGGATTTTTCAGGCAGGTCACACTTTTTACCAAAAGGTGTGTGTGATATTTTGTTTTCTAAAAGTAAGGATGATACCACTAATACTGTTTTTACTAATAATCCTAGTGCTTCTTCTAAAAGTAACAAAGAAACCAGAGTTAGAAAATCTTCGGGAACTAAAACTAAAACTTCAACCGTTTTCGGGTCTTAACAAGGACCTTTACCTTAGGTATGTTAACAATATAGAACTTTTTGGGCGTACAAGGGATGAAGAGTTTCTTTATAAGGCTTTGGAAAATGCACAAGAGTTGCAATTGTATGGTTCAGAGGATTTTCAAGATGTTATAAATAAAGTAGCCATAGAAGGTGAAAGATATCTTATTAAAACAAATAACTCTTTTATGCCAAGATACTTAAACGATTTAGAATACTTTTATTCAGATGTCGACGACAGTAATAACAACTAGATCGGGTCGCATAGTAAAAAAACCAGTGTTTTATGAACCCGAAGAAATATGTGAAGACGATTATTCAGACGACGAAGATTTCTCCGAAGATGAGGAAGATGACGAAATCGAAGACGAAGAAGAGGAGGAAGATGATGACGATGAAGACGCAGATGACAACGGAAACCTTAAAGGGTTTGTGGTTGATAGTGAAGATGAGGATGACGAAGAAGAAGATACTTAAAGTGTAAAATACTTTTTATAAAAATGAACTCGATTGACACAAACGGGGGCTTTAATTTACCTAATAAAATAGATGATTCTAGGGATATGGAACCCAACAACGATGTCGAACCAGAGCCAGAGGACGAGCAGTTTGACTTTTCGAGGCATGATAATCATCCATACATGATGTATCCACCGCCCCCGCCACATTTTCAATTCTCGCCATCAAATGAAAAAAACCAATCATCGTCCTTTTTAAGTGATGGAGACAACAAAATATATTTTATTGTTCTATTTGTAGCCTTTATTTTGGGTTTTTTTATGGGTAAAACCATGCAGCCAATTATAATCAAGTCTACATAAGTTTGTTAATTGAAGGATTGTCAAAAGGAACGTACTTCCCTAATCTAAGCATACTCAGTTTAGATGGATTCATGAGTTGTGATGGTCCACCTACACCAGACTGCTTACTTTGTGGCCAATCGTATCCTGTAAAACTACCGATGTCTCCGTATTTGGGTTGTTCGAGTGCCCTCGTAACAGACTCTACCGTGTCATTTTCCAACAAATCGTTAAACACCTCCGATGGAGACACACTTGGATTTTCAACCCTTTTCGCTTCATACAATTTTATGAAAAACCAACCCAACAAAAAAACGGTAAATATGGTAATTATATTCAGTATCATACTTATAACTACTCTACATTTTTCTTGCGTTCCTCAATCTCCGCCGCAACGATAGCATCCGCCTCCTTGACAAGTTCCTCAATTGGAGCATCGGGCTTCTCACTCTTGAGCCGTTCCAGAACGTCCGCTGGGTGGCTAATAGGAGGTTCATCCGGCTTTGTGTAATACTTTGAGTTTTCATCACCCGGCTTAATATAGGGTGTATCTGTGTTCTCTAGTGGTTTCGCCATCATGTCACGCTTGCGCTCCTCGAATAGCTTGGCTGCCATCGACTGATTCTCGCGATACTTTGTCATGATTTCCTCTAGTTTATCATCGTTGTAGTGAACGTCCTCGATGTGGTCGCGGTCAGGAGGAATCAAAAGCCACTTGTACATATCAACCACATATATGTCGAATGTGGCATCCTCCTTCTGGAGTCGCTTAGCGTGAGAAGCAGCCTCGTCACGTGTTGGGAAAGCCCCTCGAATCTTGAGACCAAACTTATCATTCTTCTGGGGACAGTCTGGTCCGACGAGTGACATGCAGGCATAGAGCTGTCCAGGTACAGTTGTGTAATCTTGTTCAAGAGACCCCATTATATTAATACTACACTTGTAATCTTTAAATAAGGATAACAAACGTTAGTATGTTAAGTATGGAGGAGGTACGAAGACACCACAACAACATTAAGCGCGAACTTATCAAGAGGGTAACCCAGAAAAACAACTATGTTCTAGATGTTGGATGTGGTATGGGTGGTGATTTAAAAAAGTGGAAAAGCATTGGTGGTGTGAAGCTTTTTGCTTGTGATCCAGACAAGGATGCCCTGGCAGAAGCAAAAAACCGTTCAGAAACCATAGGTATTAAAGTTAGTTTATACCCCGGTGACATAACCAATGTTCAATTACCAGCACAAACATTTGATGTTATTTGTTATAATTTTTCAATTCAATATTGTTTTGAAAGTGAAAAACTTTTTCATTTGACACTAGATTATATAGTACATCATCTAAAGGTTGGCGGAAAACTTTTCGGGTGTGTACCCGATTCGGACATGATTATCATGAACACCCCATACACAGACCCACACGGCAATTTTTTCACTCGAAAGCCAACAACTGGTATGGGTAACTTTGGAGAAAAGGTTTATGTACAGTTGGTAGACACACCCTATTATGCAGATGGTCCCAAACCAGAACCTATTGCATACAAAGATATTCTTGTCACATTTTTAGAATCAAGGGGTATAATGCTTATGGAATGGAAACCAATGGGTAACAGTGGACTCACGAAGATGTACAGTCAGTTTATTTTTGTTAGATACAATTAAGAATGTTAGTATTTATTTTACTCTTTTTGATAAATGTGTGGTCACTGAGTACACTTAAACAACCAGAAAACCTTAAAGAATTAAAGAGTAGATATGACGTGTTTTTAAAAAATACACCCAAAGAGTGGCCCGAATTAAAACGAAGGTCTATAATCACTGGATTTTATAACAAGAACAAGGAATTGGGTTATAACATAAACAAAGGTGAGGAAATTGGGGTGTGTATGGGTGGAACCGCCAACCAAATGATGCACGTGCTCATACACGAGCTTGCACACACCACGGTTGAAGAATATGACCACTCACCTCAATTTTGGAAAAACTATTCTAAATTGAAACAGTATTGTGTAGATTTGGGAGTGTACCAGGAGATCCCAGAAAGCACCAAATTCTGTGGAAAATATATTCGTGACTAATAATAAATGACTGGAACACACACCGCTTTATCAGCGCTTATACCCGCGACTCTTTTGTGGACTATAATTTTAACCTTCCCACTCCTCTTATGGTACATTGATTCTGCTTATTTCAGAATATTTGTATACATGCTGTATCCGGTTGCAGTTGGCATGATATCCAGAACTGGAACGTTCTGGGTATCCATGGATAAAATTGCAATGATTAGCATTCTTACTTTCACCTTTGGATTTTTACTACTCTTGAACAAGGGTAATAAAGAAGCCCTAAAGAAACCAAAAGAACACAAACTTCGGTCTGCACTTTTGTTTAGTATTTTGACTATTTTATTTATAGCTATGCTCTATGTTTTTGGTACTCAAACATACCTATACAACCCTCTCAATTTCAAAACTACATGAAAAATCGTTTACCAAAGTAGAATAGAAGTGCAGCCACAAGACCTGTAACCGCAACAGCGAACATACCCTGGGGGTCTGAACCCACCTGAGGAATCATACTCGCGAGCTTCTCCTGAACCATCTTGGATGAAGCGATGGCAGCCGCCACACCGACGAGCAGAGCAGTCATCTGTTCATCAGTGAGGTTCATGGGGTTTTGCTTGGCGGGGGGTGCCTGATGAGAGGGGGCGTGCTGAGTTACAGGCACCTGATACTGCTGAGCGGGAGGAGAACCCATCTGAGACTGAGTATCCCAATCCGCTGGCCCGGACATGACATCGTTAATCGGAGTAGAGTCCATCTTTATTGTTTTATTAACATTTTTTTCTAATGGTTTTTCTTCCGCAGGTGAAAGTTGATCAATTGGGGTAGAACCATCCAACTCATCAGATAGATCCATCTTTTCTATGTTATCCATTATTAGTTCATATAGGTTTTATTACCTCCCCTTAGACGCAAAACGAGATGAAGGGTTGACTCCTTTTGGATGTTGTAATCAGACAATGTGCGTCCATCTTCCAACTGCTTTCCTGCAAAAATGAGACGTTGTTGGTCGGGTGGGATACCCTCCTTGTCCTGAATCTTGGCCTTCACGTTATCGATGGTATCACTAGACTCAACATCCAGAGTGATCGTCTTTCCGGTAAGGGTCTTCACAAAGATTTGCATCCTTTACTGATTTACTATAGAGTGATTTTTTTATCTAGGTTACATTAAAGATGGGTGGTAAAAGCTCTAAATCAGCGTACGTAAACGAAAGTTTTGGTTTTAATGAGAATACAAGAAAAAAGATGGGGGAGTTCAATAAGCTCAAGAATGCGGCCAAGAAATATATTAAAAGGGTACAATCTAACACAAAACAATTCAAAGATCCCACTTTAGCTACTGAAAGACTTAAAAATACAAATAACTTTAAAACATACAAAGAATATAGTGAAAAAATACCAGGGGCACAGATGGAAAATAAATATCCTTATGGACCCAAAACAACCATAAAAAATTTCTGGAATCATTATACTGAAAGTTGGGAGAAAAATGAGGTATATACCAACAAGTTTGAAACCTGGAGACAACTTCAACACAAAAATCCAAATTACAAATCCAGAGAAGACTTGCTACGTAATTTGAATAAGAAGTACAAAAACATAAGCGGTCTAGATAGAAATATCTTGTTTTATATTTACAAGAATCCAAATTCCAACGCTAGCTCTTTTTTGAGACGGTAATTGCAGTTTTCTTCTTAACCTTGTTGGGGTCTCCTTGGTTGGTATGTTCGTGTTTGGGATTAAAGTTTTTCCTGTGACATTGCCAAAATTGGGGTGACCCAACCTTGAATCCACTCCTTACCTTTGCTTTGTACCAAAATACACAATCCTGTATTCTATTACTCTTTGATGTATTATCTAAAACCAAACATTCGTAGTTTTCTGTGCACGCATTCATGACCTGGTTAAACATATCAAACGTTGGAAAAATACCAAAGAATGCCTTGTAGAGCTTTTCTCTGTTCTGGATGACATTCTCTCTTAAAATAAAAACATAGTCTACATTTGCTCTTAGGTCTGGTGTTAGATCCATGCAGTACTGCATGGTTAACATGAAAAATAGTTTCCAGTGTCTACCATTCATAAAACATTGTCTAATGCATGTATCCTTCATAAACTTTCTATCATACATGCAGTCATCTAACAACAAAAAGGCCCCAGGTGGGTTTGGGGCGCCCATACCTATGATTTTCTTTTGTCGTTCCAGAACCCGTTCAATGGCTTCCCTGTCATAATCACCATATATAAACAATTCTGGTACAAACTGTCCGTAGTGGTGATTGCCCTCTTCTGTTGCTGACATGACTATACCAGCTGGTATATGTTTTTTATGATACATTATGTCTGTGACCAATGTTGATTTACCAGTACCTCTCTTCCCAATAAAAACACAAACTTTGTCATCTGGCATGTTCATAGGATTGAACTTCTTAAGTTGTACGTTCATAACTATTACTTATGTGGATTTATTTGTTGACTTTTTTTCACAGTTGATAGTAGAATGACCGGTGGTCGTGTTCAGTTAGCCACTACAGGATTGCAGGATGTATTTTTAAGCGGTGATCCAGACATAACATATTTTCAACAAGTTTACAAAAAGCACAGCAAGTTTGCCTTGGAAACTATAGACAATGTGTTTCATAACAAATCTGTAAACTTTGGTGATATTATACGTGCTAGAGTTGAACGAAGAGGGGATTTGATAAGAAACATTTATTTTAGAATTGAATTATCTGAAATAGACCCAAGTACAATTACTTACACAAACTCTATAGGGAATGCTATCATTGAGTACGCCGACCTGATTATAGGTGGTCAGGTGGTTCAGCGCATAAATGGAGAGTACATGGAAATATTCAACCAGATGTTCATAGACGAATCACAACAGTTTGGTTTGTCTATAACAACCGGAACAACTCCCTCCAGAACCGGTTTGTTGGGATTTCCAACATTTCGAACCTTTTATATGAATCTTCCCTTTTATTTTAGAAGAGATGATTCGCTATCGATTCCCTTATGTGCACTGACTTTACAGGAAGTTGAAGTTGAAATTAAACTCAGACCTCTCAGTGAAATTGTGGTACAAGATGCAGCGGGTGTACCCAACCCCCTGAGTGCCAGTATATTAAAAGTTAGCATGCCAGTGGAGTATGTTTTTTTACAGGATGACGAAAAAAACTACTACAAGTCACATAAACTGGAGCATACCATAACACAGTTACAAATGTACACAGAAACCATTCCACCAGATGTTGATTCGATTCAAATGAGATTGCCCTTTATAAACCCAGTCAAGGAGCTATACATGGTCATACAAAACAAATCAAATGTAGCACCTGACCAGAACGACTGGTTTAATTATACAAATAATGGAAAGCCTCAATTGAACTCCCTCCAATTAGATTTCAACAACGAAACATATATCAGTCCAGATGTGGCAGATGATTTGTTCCTTCATATTCTTCAGCCCATGAATCGGCATACAAGAGTTCCTAACGTGTATGTATACAATTACAGTTTTGCACTTGACCCTGAAAATTACAGACCAACTGGACAAGTTAACATGAGTAGAATACAAAACAAATTATTAACAGTAAATCTAAAGGAAGGCATTTCACAGGAAAGAGACATCAGGATATATGCAAAGTCATACAATATATTAAGAATAGAACATGGTATAGCCGGAGTGTTATTTATAGACAACAATTACTATTAATGTAAATGGAGGAACAGCTTATCCAGGCGAGCTATGATGTTATACTCCCTATTATTGAAAAGGCTGGACTATTAGCAGCAGAATACATGAAGGGCTGCCAACGAACAACATTAACAAGTGCAGATTTGAAATATGCTATGATGTACTGTGCTAGGTATCAGGTGGGAGTTGATATTGGTAGTATTCTTCCGGAAGAATCAGACTCAGATTCGGACTCGGAGTTCGAGTTTGAGACTGTTGACGAAGAAGAAGAACCGTTCACGAGATACTCAGGAGACAATGAACTTCTTAACAAAGTAAACGAATGTCACGACACCTGGGATGATTGGGTTCCAACTATTCAGGCTGAAATAATGCTTAAGGATGCCATTGACAAAAATATGTATTGAGTGTAAATGTCCACACTATCATACAGATCCATTAAGAACATAGGTTATGATCCACCAAAGGGTTACAACTTTGAATACTGCAAGTTTGAAAGAAAAGAAACTGAACTTGAAGATAATGAGATCGAAGCTCCGTCATCAGACGAAGATGAGTGTGACGACGAACAACAGGAAGAAGATGAAGAATATGAAGTACCAAGTGAGTGTCAAACAACAGATGATTCATCAAGTGAAATATCTGAATGTGATGTACCACTTATTCTAAAAAAAGGTAAAAGAGTTTGTGCTGAGAAGGTCTACAGTGTAGTTCTTCAGGAAGAAGATTTTCTTCCAGAATAATTTTCTAAATATATATTAAACACTCATGGATCCCATTAAGACGACTCTTGCTCTTGCTTCCCAGGTTGAGAACCAGGCTCTCAACTCGATTGTTGCTGGTTTTAGCTTTGCATCCGCTATTGCTTACATGGACCTTGTGCGCTGGGCGCTTTCTCAGCTCGTCAAGGTTAACAAGAATGGTGGATACTACTACCTCATGACGGCGCTCCTCACCACCCTCCTCTCTGTGGTGGTGTTCATGGTTGTCAAGCGCTTCGTGAAGCCCGACATCAAGGCGCCATCTTCCCCGATATACGCGGTTTCGGCCTAAGAAATATCAGTACTACAAGTCCAATCAATAACACAGCACCAATAAGAACATACTGTGGCACTCTCACTGGAGCATCAAGCGATGGAATTTCCACAGGAGAAGGTAATTCGGATGGTTTTTCGGATTGTTGATCCTTTAGGGGTTCAAGTTTATCCAAGGAACACGTTACCCTCAATTTCAAAAAGAGATTTCGATTACCAAAATCATATGGTATCAGTCTCGATCCGTTGATATAATAAAAACGAATCCTCAACCGATCGATACTCTTAAACTTACCTTCGTGAAAGTAATATTCCACAGGGTCATCGGGACCCTTGTAGGTCAGCATGCTCTTAGCCGGAGTGGTCAGAATCCTCGCCGTGTATAAAAACTGACCATTATCCTTGTAGACCTTTTTGTTTAGTTCGTCAGAGCCACTTGTAATTCTCAAAAGCAATGTAGTGGGACCATGAAAATCCACAACACCACCGGTTACTGTACCGCTTGAAGAAACCACGTTACCCAGGTCAAATCCCAGAACGTTAAAAGGTGAATAGGAATCTAGATTTAGTGTGAAATTGTTAGACGTTCCAACATTGGAAAATGTTAGAGCCATTGTATTCGAATCATACGTAACCGAACTAACATTAGAACCTGCAACGGCCTGTTCTATGTCAAATGCCAGATCAGCACCAGAAGAATAGAATTTTTTGTTCAACGAGTATGGGTTGCCATCTATAACTAGTTGGTTATTGCCGTCACAAATCGTGTATTGTGTTAGTGGAATGTTGGCAGCGATGAGTCTAAAGTCAGACACGTTGTACAGAGGTCTATTCAATTTAAATACAAAGTTGTTAGGATTTAGGTCCTCTCGTTCTGCACTGTCTACATCCAGAATGTAATTCATATTACTATTTTATAACAGTTTTTTATGCAGACAAACTATACGCGAGGGGGTTATTTTTGAGCTGATTAACAGCTGTTCCAAGATATGTGTTGGATGCTCTTGGGTTAAGATTTCCTTTATAAGCGTTGTTGTTCTGGTACATGGGTTTCACGTAGTTTTGTGTCCACCCACCATTAGCACCACCGGTCCACCCATCCACACGGGACGTGTCACTGCGAACAGCGGTGACCATACCGTTTTGATTTAATGGGTTACCTCTTACGTTCATTCTTCCGGGGTTAGCTGCGCGGTCCTTCTTACCCCTGCGGTCAGCCGGTCTGAGAGCCGCACCCTTGTGCATTACTTCCGGACTCACTCTGTAAGCACCATGAAAACTATGTATGCCGGGAGTTGGGTTATTGACGTGCCCATACTGTAAAACATTTATATCTCCCTTGTTTCTTGTGGGGTCCTCTGCAAGTGTAGGGGCGGATATAAACTTTTTAGCCGGTGCAAACTCGAGGCCATCACCACGGGATGTAGTCTCTGCGCGGTTTGTGGTGCGCTTGGTTTTCTGATATTCTCCGCGTGGCACTACACCGTTAAGCGAGCCTCCCTGGCCCTGTGCCCTCCCTGGAACGTTAGGAAGTCGAGATGGTAAATAGGCAGTCGTCTCCGGTTTATCATGTATAACTTCACCAATAAGCTGCCCGCGACCTCCCGTGACGTCACCCGCCGGACCGGAGCGTCCTGGTAAAGTTGTCAGTCTATAAGAACCCACATTGTTGGGTTTCACTCTAAATAGCTGCTGATAGCCACCATAAGCGGGAACATCGGCACCCACGTTGAGACCCGGACCAACTAATTGTTTTTCTGATGGTGAAAGATTATTCATTATTCCACTAACATAGGGACGATCTCTGAAATCCCTCACCGGTTCACCGTTTACGTGTTTCATAAAAGCCACTTCACCAAAAGAAGGTTGCTCTTGTTTTTCGTGGGGATTTATACCAACTCCACCAATCCCCCCTGTTAAAGTATCGGACAAAACACTTCTCATATCATAGTTATTTTCCACAACCTCGTTGTCAGGTGGAGGGGGTGGAGGAGTGTAGTTTTCTTGTTTCTTGGTAAGGCACTTCGCGGCCCACACAAGTCCTGCTGTTGCTAATATTTCAGCCATCTATTATTAGAAACTAATATTTTATTTAGTACAATAACGCTTTGTAAACAACCCATTTTGTAACTCTGCACGGGTGCTTGCTGGTTCGAAATCAATTGTTCTAAGCGGGACACTGCACGACATGTTTTGTATGGGAAAATACCCACCGTGTGTGTTGTTTACGTACACCTTGTCATGTCTAGTGGTTGCCTGTGGTCTAAGCTCATCATCTACCATAATGAGGTTAGCGGGTGCACCCTTACCAGCCATATAGGGTGCAGTTCCGTAGAGCATCGTATTGGGTCGGCAGCAATAGTTCAAGCTGCTTGGTTGTGGGGGAGCCACAATAGCATCCGTTGCACAGTTCGGTGGAACTGCTGGGTTCTGAACCTGAATAAGATTTGGTTGAAGCTGATATGCCATATTTAATATAAATCAATAATATTTTTTATGAGCTAGGTCTCCCCCCACCAAACATACCAGAACGTTTGTCACCTGTTGAATCCAATCCCGCAAAAGCGTCCAACTGTGCACCACGGAAGTTGGGGTCACACACACCCGGAGTATCCCTGCACATGGGTTGGAACTTGGAACCGTAACAAGCCTCGGCGAAAACAGTTTGGTCACCTGGAATCTTAGTCACCGGATTGCTGAAAAACTGTCTAGCACCAAACTTTTTTTGGTACTTGGGAAGAGGGCTTCGGGACCTACCCGAATCATATGGAAACGTGTCATCCAAAAGTTCTTGTACGTCGCCGGCTACCGTGGGGTAATAGCAAGCGGGTGGTCTGTTGGGTTTATCGACATAATCAGTTAAAAGTACATTCGCCATAGGGTTGTTCTCGGTTGGAAGTTGACAACCCGACCCAAATGTTCCTCTTGCAACATCTAACCCGCTAATCTGTCCAGAACTATAGAGTACATAAAGAGTTCCAATAACCATTGCAGCCAAAATAAAGACTCTAGGGTCTCTCTTGATTAGATATATAATTGTTGATAGATAAAGAATAAATCTGGTGCTTGCATTTATACGGTCACTTGCAGTCTGACTGGAATCTGGCCAGAAAACAAGGATTTTGTCATTTCTGAATAATTCTTCGGGTTTTGAAAACCAAACAGTCATTTATTCTATACGTCTACTTTTTTTCAGCCTGACCCATCATACTTCCCAGAGAACTGAATAGACCGCTGAGAGCCTTTTCGTCCATCTGTCCACCCTCTTGCATGCTACCGGCACACTTCTGAGCAACATCCTCAATCATACCTAGAGCTTCTGGGGGGATCATAGTGATTGTGGTTCCAAGAATGAAAAGAGTTTGTAGATACTGCCAAATTGCATCCTTGGTCTTTGTAGAAAGTTCTGGAGTCCAGTGCTTCTTAATGTTCATATCTGAAATAATAGAATCCGTAGACTCCAAGAAGAATGACTCATCCTTAGACATAATCTTGTCCTGATACTTCGAGACACCAGTCATGTATCCATCAACACACTTGCGAGGATTAGATTTCCTGAGAAGTTCGAAAGAAGCTTTGTACTTCTTGACTGCCTTCTCCTCAGGGAATGTTTGTTCAAGCTCGGAAAGAAACTGCTCCATCATCTCATTCCAGGCGCTTACGGACGTCATTTCTGGTTATACATATCTCTTAATCTTTAACTATCAAAAGGTTCCAAAGATATCGTTTCTTTTGCGTTGATACCCGTGGATACAATAAAGTACACCAACATACCAATAAGTAAAGCTGGTTTCATACATTCGCTGTTTTGTGGTGGAGCTTCGTTATTTAGTTTGGCCTTACCATACATGTAACCAATTGTTACAGCCATCGCAAATAAAGCAGCCCATGTTGGTTCTCTTAGATACTGTTCCATTTATATTATATAAGGATAATAGTTTATTTATCTGGCGCGTCTGGGAATAGAACACCCTCCTCTGTCGATTCGGCTATGGGATTGGTTTTTGCGCTTAAATCAATATCCTTAGTCTCTTCTGTTTCCAGGGGAGTGGTTTCATCGTTTGAAACTGTGGGTTCTTCCTTGGTGGGGAATGGTTCTAATTCTTCTGGGTCCGGTTGTGCACCTTCTGGTAGGTTGTTTTCCATAGGTTCATCATCTATTTCGGGGTCTTCTGTGTCATCTTCTTCCCCCATTTCGCTTGTTACGTCGAGTTCATCTGATGTCTTGTCTTGAGAAATATACGTGTTAAGAATTTCCTTAACTGGAACCATCTCCTTAATAGTATTTTCCACACATAAACCAACACGCGAGAATAGTTTTTCATCTCGTTCATAGTCAGTCATTTCGTCGTGGAAAATATAAGGGTCCTTGTATATGTCCTTTGCGGCATTGATGTAACACCCGTGAATGAACAGGTCATTCGAGGGAAGTTTTATAGAAATCTTCTTGGATCCAACATTGAGTCTAACAGATGAAAATATCTTCACGTAACTCACAAAAACCGCCGCCAAAAGGTCGTTGAACCAACCACATGTGTTTGATATCTTTTCACTGTGCTGTTTTACCATATGATTGTTCCAATTGACAACTTCCCTGAGAAGTTTCTGGTAGGTCAAAAGAACCTTTTTACCCTTTGAAACCTTCTTCGCTTCGTTATATATCTCCCAAAAAGTTTCTGTCATCACGGGACACATGATAGTGTTTAGCTGGTGGATGTACTCCTTTTTAGCTTCCACCAAAACGTTAAGATTATTGTTAGTTGCCATATAGTATGTAATAATAAAAATAACAATTAACAATCACGCACCTCTGTGTTTAGAAGCAAGTTTCCTAAGATTTATGAGTGACGGGAGGGCACCAGAATCTTCTTCTGGTTCTGGTTTAGAGGAGCCTTTACCAGAGGGCCAACTTACCCTAAACTCCGTCTGTGAGATTAGTGTTACCTTAAAACCAGCGTTTACAAGTTGGCGTTTCAAATAAATAGAAGCTTGATATTGATCGAATGTGGGGTACCCCATCAAAAAATTGGGTACAGCGAGCTCTGTATATCTTGAACCCATCTCAACAGACATTCTAATTTTTTTACAAAATTGTTCATATATTTTGGTATATATTTCCTTTTTTATCTTTTTTCTTTTGTTTTCAATTTCTTGAATCTCTTTGACGTTAATCATTACTTTCTATTTAGAATTACTTTGCGCTGATCTGCCACAATCTGTTCATATGGAAGGTATGTCTGTTCATTACCAGCAGGCTGGAACCCACCACCCATTTGCTGAGTGACCGCACCAACAACCCTGGAATCTAGAACGTGAAAAGTTGCACCTATTCCATACGGGAAACCCGTGTTTGTCACTACAAATGTAAAGCGGACTACATAGAGCGTGGAACCCTCGGTGTTTGTATACTTTTTTATATCATTGGTTTCGAATGCGTATACACATAGACCAGTCTTGTCATTGAAGTATTTTTGGCTTGGGATGACTACGCTCTGCACCTCATCTGGTGTAATCTGTGAACCAGACAAAGTGTACCCACTTAGTTCAGGAGACTGTAAGTTTAGTTCTATATCCTTGGGCTTTTTGTACCCAGAAAAACCAAATATCTCAACGAAGTTTTCTCTAATTGTCCCACCTGATAACCACCACACAAAAATCAGGAGTAACACCAAGAAGATCATTTACTATAAATGCGCAAAAAAAATTAAACAAAAATTACAATAGTATATATATGTCAGCACTACTTTTGTATAGTAATAAGTGTCAGCATTCACAGAAGGTTATACAGTACATTAAATCCAATCAGCAGATTTTACAGATGATAAAGTTCCATGATGTAAACCTTTATGGTGTACCTCGTGAATACTCCCAGCACATTAAACGCGTACCAACTCTACTTACTAAAAATGGTAAGGTTTTAGTTGGTAATGAAATAAAAAACTGGTTGGAGTCGCTGCTTCCAAATGAACTAACCAGTTGTGCTCTTGGTGGATGCACGCTGGGCACGAATCTAGATGATACAGATGACTCGGATGATTTGTTCAGCCTGGACAGTTACGGAACCTCCCTCCAGCCGGCAATGACTCCAGAACTTCAAGCTAAGATTAGTCAAAGTGTAAATGATGCATTTAACACTAATAAAAGGTAGAATATATAGTTATGTAGAACATGAAACTTAAGACCATTCAGGCGGGTTCGTTCAAGTCTACGTTCGAGGTTTTAAAGGACATACTTAATGATGTCAACATATACTTTGACGAAAATGGTGTAAAAATGGTTACTCTTGATACAGCCAGGGCGTCACTCGTTGATTTTGAATTATCATCTGATAATTTCGAGGAGTATGAATGCCCAGAACCAATTGTTGCAGGAATAAACATAGCCAACATGTTCAAACTTCTTAAAACTATTTCTACATCAGACACTCTTACCTTGGAAATAACCAACAGAGATCTTTTGGACATTCTCATCGAGAACTCAGTCAAAAAGACCAGCACCAAGTTTAACCTGAAACTTTTAGATATAGATGAAGATCACATCCAAGTTCCAGAGATTCCACTCAATGTGTGCACCGTTATGCAGTCCATCGATTTCCAACGTATATGCAGAGACATGAATAATCTATCATCTGAAATCACAATCACTAGGTCCGGTGACCGTTTCGTGTGTAGCTGTATGGGTGATTTTGCCAACCAAGAAACGGTTTTAACCTGTAATGAGAATATCGAAGGTACATATACTGGTACATATTCTCTCAAGTATTTAAATATTTTTACAAAGGCCACTGGAATGTGTTCCACTGTTCAGGTTTTTCAGGAAACCGGAAATCGTTTCCTGGTTCTACAATACAATGTAGCCAATCTGGGGGAACTAAAGTTCTACCTGGCTACAAAAGTTCAAGACAACTAGATTTTCTGGATACAGTTTTCTGCACCTTTAGAGCATTTGTAACCATTACATCTGTATAATCATCCCAATCAAATAGATCTTCCACGAGGACATCACCCTCCCCGTGAAAATCCTTTCTGGGACCCATTTTCTTTTTAAGTTCATCTGTAACATCTCTGACAGGACTCTCACCATCCATCAGCATCACCTGAACTATGGGCATACTGAACTGAGCACCCTTTGGTTCATTCGGTGGCCACTCAATGTTAGTGTTTTTGGTTACACATTCATATTCCTTGCCGTCGTGCTCGTATTCGAGTGTGAGTATGACATTTTTTACATCAGAGGGAGGCTCTCCTATACTCTTCCAACATTTAGTAACATCTTCATATTGCCATTCCTCATTCCCACTCCATCGCCTTTCAACAAACTGCCAGAAGCGGTTCCACGTAGCAGACTTTTTGGGTGGTGAAATATATTCCAAATGGGCCTTAGTTACCGTGTAGTTCTTCAACAAAAATAAGCTTTTGAAAAACATGTAGATCCTAACAATTAGGAAAAACATTATTAAAAGTTAAACTTGTAATTTCTTTAAATGGATGCCATTGGAACCTTCTTTGGAACTTATGATAAGCGAATAGAAGAATGGGAAGATAAGATAAAGAACGAATCAGATCCAAAGAAAAAATCCAATCTGGAATCCGAAATGTATAATTATATGGCTGATTGCTTACCGTATATAAGTGAATACATGAAAGACACCGACGAAGAAAGTGTTGTTGAGGGTCCATTTGATATTAAAATAAAAAAGGGTGTAAAAAGACAAGAATTATACTACGATTATTTAAAAGATGTAGAGGGGTACAAGGGACCCATTCCATCAAAACAAATACCTGTTGATAAAAACCAATCAAAATGTTTGAATAAAAATTGTAATTCTTCAAATGTCTTTATAGACTCGAGGTCATCAAACTATGTATGCAGGGATTGTGGAATGTGCGAATATTACATGGGAGAAGAACTCAGTTACAAGGAAGAACAGGAAACTTCAGAAAAAATGGTAAACAACTCATACAAAAGAGACAATCACCTCAATGAGTGGATATTACAGTTTCAGGGTAGAGAAACCACAAATATACCCAAAGAGGTCATAGAGCAGTTAAGAGCCGAATTTAAAAAGGAAAAAATTGAAAAACTTTCTGATATCACACAAACAAAAGTCAAACAGTACCTCCGTAAACTTAGATACAGCAAGTACTATGAACATGCAACATATATCACCAATATTCTTAATGGTCTGAATCCACCCTCCATGACACACGAATTAGAAGAAAGACTTAGGCATATGTTTAGGGACATACAAGAACCGTTTGAGAAACACTGCCCCGCAAATAGGAGTAACTTTTTGAGTTATTCCTATGTGCTATATAAGTTTTGTGAACTTTTAGGGGAAGATGAATATCTTCCCTACTTTCCCCTGTTGAAATCAAAGGAAAAACTTAGACAACAGGATGTTATATGGAAAGGTATATGTGGTGAACTCAAGTGGGAGTACATAGCAACATTTTAAGACGCAGCCTGTGTGCATACACACATTTTGTTATTCATGATACACTTTCCGTCTGAGCCCATGTAACAATCCGAACCACCCCAATAACCCTGTAGAGTTTTGTCTCCTGAGCAGTCTGTTGAGCAGTTTGCCTCAGTAGTGTAACCACTGAAAGTTATATAATTTGGGTAACATGTTTCTCCATTCAATAATGTCATGGGAGCTGGGTAAGTATCATCAAAAACTCCGGTATAACCCTTATCTATATCAGATGTATTATCCTTGTTGCAAAGTACACAAACATTGCTGGTAGATAGCATATACCCCGCAGCGGTGTTGCACGTGGCAGCCACACAATTTCCATTTTGGTCTAATTTGAATGTTAGAACACCATCACCACCAGCTGCTTTCTTCTGGTCATCTGATGGGCTGCAAGTTCCACGAAGATTGTTAATAAATTTCATAATCTGTTTTCTGAAGAAAAATACAAGACCAACCACAACAAGTACAATTGCTAATGGTACCATCATCTTCTTAAGACCACCTTTTTTTGGTTTCATGTTTGTTCCTAGATTAAACGAAGGTAAGCTAGCGTTGGACATCTTTATTTAAAGAATATAAAAAAATATATAGTAAATGGACCTAATCATTGATGGTCTGGAATCTAAAAAAAATGGAGAGCAGTATCACGATTTTGTATTAGATGATGCAATACATAGCATCAAGCGTGCTAAGGAAGCTCTGGAGGAGGGTATGAAAGACCCTGAGCACTGGTGGAACGAAAGTCTCCTGACTACCAAGACATTTGTTACACTATTTCCTCTAATTTATATGGTTCAACAAAAACTATCTCACACTGATCACCAGACGGCTGGGGAAAATTCACCAACAACGCCTGAGAAAGACCAAGCAACTGAAGATATTTTTGGGCTTGAGTAATCATAACGGGTGTGATTACTTTTGTAGCCTTAAGTTCAACTATGACAGATTTTTCGACAATGAGATCGGCTCTTAAATTTCCTATCGTGTGCCCCTCAAACACGATAGGAACTATGCGTTCGGTTTCATAGGGTATACCTTCTGTGCGAAGTAAAACTTCCATGGCATTGTGGTATACCCTTTCACTGAAACCAGAGCCGAGGGTTTGATAAACTTTTTGGGCCAAGTTTTTTATTTTCTCTAGGGACATCTAGTTTACTGACGGGGCTCCCCCTTAAATGAGAAGTGAATGACGTTATAGTTAGCGGGAATGATGTAAGGAGTGACGCAGTTGTACCTCTTGTGGATGTTTTCCATGGTCTCATTGAAGTATTTTGCAAGCTCACCGAAAAACTCTATGGTTTCCTCTTTTGAGACTTGATTGACGATCATCTGCCGGAGGTAGTCTCCTCCCGTATTGGCGTACATAGTGAGGATATTGGAGATGTCCCGCGCCTTCTCCCGCGCCTTCTCGCGCTTCTGGAGATCTTTCTTCCAAGCGGTCTCGTCAATCTCGTTCATAAGGTACTTGACCCTTAGATCTGAGTTGTCGGGTTGGTCTCTGACCCGATACTGTGGAATTTCGTAGTTCTGGATGTGAGTCACTGACCGGTGAATATTGAACAGCGAGGTTTCGGTTGGCGACTCGTTACGAGTGTCTCGGTCCCGGTAGTCCCGGTAGTAACCGTAACCGTAGTATCTTTGTCCAGGGGGTCGAGTCTGATTGGGGGTTAGGTACTGTACCATCTCAGCTATACTGGGTGTGCCTCCGCATGGGATGTCCCCCAGGTTGCGGTTGGCTTGGCCACCACCCGCCCTACGCTGAAACTCGTAGAAATGGGGGTTGTGAATGACTCCAGTCTCAATACGCCCCGAGACCCAATCGAAGGCCGTGTGGCAATCGGGGCACCACATCTGGTTACATCCCGAAATCTTGAAGATCATAGTGCCACAGGCGGGACACGGCTTGGTGTCCTTGTTGAGCATCTTGACGGTCTCAACGTTGTTAGGGTCGCACTCGTGACTCTCACCTTCGTTCAGCTCATTACAATTCTTGCAGATCTTGGACTCGCAGAGTTCGCACTTCCACTTGTCCGAGAGGAAACCGCGGCAGTCACTAATGGGACACTTCCTGACGAAGGTTTTCTTGGGGGTGGTGGGATCAACATCGTGACCCGCGCGAAGCCGAGCAATCTGATTTTCGAGCTCGAGCTGGAGCGCGCGTTGGCGGCGCTGCTCCGCGCGGCACTCCTCGAGGAGTCTGGTGGTATTGATCTCTTGTTTTCGCCTCGCAACCAACTCTTGGGTCTGAGGAAGAAGGCACCGTTCCCTTTCAACCAAGATGGTTTCACGGTGGGTCTTGAATTCCTTGTTACGGAAGACCTTGGTACAGTTCAGGTCAACAAACTCACGGTTCCAAGCGTTCTTGCAGCTCATGCAGTGAGGATCATTCGAGTTAGATAGGAGGTACCGTTGGACACAATCCCTACAACTATTAAAGTCACAGAAGGAACACTGAACCTTCGTATGATTCTTGTAGTTGTAGGCTTCGCAGCATATGCCACAGTCACCCATGTCGTAGCTTACTATGAGGGTCTCCATGTCTTAAATACGGTTTAGACAAATTTTTTGCGTATGTAATCGCGGTCATTTTTGAAAATCTTGGACAGCTTAGGGTCTTTGTACTTGAACAATACCATGAGAGCATTTAATCTCCTAAACAACGCTAACGGTGATTCATTACCATGTTTGAGTACTTTGTTAAGAGCACGTCGCCTTGCAGTCTCAGTCATGGTTTTTACATTTTTGTAGCCAAACTTACTAAGAGTTCCTGGACGCAATTTAAATGGTACTATACATACTTTACCCCGCTTGGTTTTAATTTGTCCCCGGGGACAGTTGTTCATTATTAGATATACTATAAAAAATATTTAAGGACTACTGGCGGCGCTTCCGGCTGATGAGGTGGCGCTTCCGGTGGGGTTCCCAATAGACTCAGCTGCCGCTAAAGCTGCATTTACTCTTCTATTTAATTTACGTGACGCCCCCCCTGTCCGTGTGGGTCGTCTGTTTGCTCCATTTCCGTATAAAGCCTTCTCTGTTTCGTTTATTTGTTTTCTCGTTTTATTTTGCAAGTCTCTAATTGCCGCTCTGTTTTTTTCTTCTGCATTGGCCTTGGCCTTAGCGGCTGCGTTGGCCCTGGCCTTAGCAACTGCATTTCTTTTTGCTTTAGCAGCTGCGTTGGCGTCTGCTTTGGCTTTGGTATTTATACCCTTTGTAATATTTTCAAGTTTTTCTATAATTTGGGGCATGTTTACTATAGGTATTTCATTTACATACGTGTTGTTTAAAGTACTCATGTTACCACGAATTACACCCCGCTGATTGATGATTTTATTAACAATTTGTTGCACGTTACCGTTGACAGTTATACCAGATGACCTTATTTTAATAGCCAGTTTAGCGGCCGTTCTAGAAAAATCAGATCTGGTGGAGGCTATACCTTTATTTATCCCATCCAATCTACTACTAATAGTTCTTATCACCTTTATATTATTACGTATTATAGATATGTTTTCAGAATCTATAGTTTTATTCAACTGTGAGAACATTCCCTTTACTGTATTAAACGATGTAGCCATTTTCGCGAAATTGCTTTCAATTCGTTTACTGTCTGACATATTTATTATAAAATAACATTTTTTTATACACCCAGTGCCTTTCCTGTATTAGCGGCCTTTGATTTAACCTCCTCCAAAGATGTTCTTAGCTCGGATAGTAACGCAGTTTTTTCGTTTACTGAAGAATTTTTCGATAAAGTCTTTAGTCTATTTAACGCGCTATTCATCTCAGAGACCTTTACCTTTTTCACGTTGTTTCTACGATTCACTACGTTTTGTGACGATCTCATATTAGATGGCATTTTTTGGACTAGAGATTTGGCCTGTGATTCAAATTCGTTTCTTAATGTTTTTAGCCTAAACTCAATTGAATCAAGAACCTTACCTGCATTCTTATCAAAAAATATTCTCTGTTCAAAATCAACCACCTGTTTGTATATTGCCCTCCCGCGGTTTGTAAAACTGGTCATTATTACTTATATATAACAATTTATTCCTGTACATTTTCAAGTTTTGTGCCAACCCATCTTAACGTAGAATTGCGTGGTTTGCTTTTTACTTTAGATAAAATCATTGTTATAAGTGATTCGGGGTTGTTTTTCAGTGCACTGTCTGGTCTTTTCTTAAAGAAAACACCATAGACTCTTCTCAATTGTGGTAAGTTCCTAATCTCTCTTAACGTTTGTTCTTTTTGATTTCTTGTAACATTTTCACTCTCCAAAAAGGCTATAAACTCCGGTTCTGACGCGTTTGCCTCTCTTCTTAGAATTGTTTGTCTTCTTTTATTTTGTGCCGCCTCGCCCCGCGGCTCCGGCGGCGCGCCCCGTCACATGGGGGTACTAGAACCAGCGACGGAAGTTAATTCATTAGATCCTGGAAACGTAACTCTTGGTCCAAAGGCTGCACCGGTTGTAGCACCTGAAACAACAGAAGAACTGGCGTTGGTGCGAGGTGGCTGAGATCCTACATAGAAATGTTGTACTGTAGTTGCTCCAGATGATGTCGGTTTGTTCATTGGTCGTGATATGCCCGTAACTGCTTGTGTAACTGTTGGTTGTGGTTTTCCATTTAGTGAAAAAACACCCAATTCATTTTTTATCTTGTTCAATCTTTTCAATAAAGCATTCTTATTCACCGAAGATGTGCCATTTGTTTTTTTAGCACTACCCGGTAACGAACCTCTTGGAATCGGTTTGCCAGGTCTAAAACCTTTATTACCTTCGTTTTGTTTAGAAAACTTTGCCATACCCGGCATGTTCTGGTTTAGTCTGCCGTTTGGAGCCCCCCTTCCATTTGAGGGTGGTTTACCCATATTCAGTTGAAGGTTTCCGTTCCCCGTGTTCATTGGCGTGTTACCGTTCCCAGTGTTCATTAGAAGATTACCATTTCCCGTGTTCATTGGAAGGTTTCCGTTCATTAGGTTCATAGGCATGTTACCGTTCCCCATGTTCATTGGAAGGTTTCCGTTTCCCAGGTTCGTTGGACTGTTTACACTTTTTGGTAATTTTATAGCCTTTATAGGCTCTTTAATATTAAGATCTTCCAAAAGTTTTACAATATTTGCAATAAGTTCTGATTTGGATACGTCTATCTCCACAAGACCTAATTTCTTTGCTACAGACACTACTTCATCTTTTGTACCCTTTTCAAAAATAATGTGATAGTGTTTAGCTCTCAAAGGAGAATCCGAATCAATCAAATATATATAACCACCAAAAATATCAATTTGCATCGGAGGAAATGTCTTGGCACTCTTACACCGTCTGAACGCATCACAAATTTGCTTTCTGGAAAAGTTTTTTGCATAGGCTTTGGGAACGCCGAGTTCAGATCTTATCCTAGATCTCGCGTTGTTAATGTTTGTGTTTGTTGTACAAGGATCCATCCTATTTATTATAGGTATACATAAAAAAAAGTTTTAGTTTGTCTTCTTCTGATAAGTTAAAATCAAATATGTTGTAATCACTGAGATCTAGTGTTACCGTTGGAAACATTTTATCATACGACGCTCTGTTTTTTAGAGTTGAACGAACTAGTGCATCCACAAAACTCTTGAACCCCTTTATTTCGGTTGAAACTGGATTTGTAATAATACGCAACACAAGTACTTCGTTTGGGTTTTTATTTAAAAATGGGGGTGCTGGATAACACTCCATAGTACCACCATCGATGTATACTTTCCCCCTGTATTTTACACTTGAAAATAAGAAAGGTACGGATATACTCATGCATACGGCGTCTATAACAGACATATCTGGGTGGGTTTGTTTTGAGAAATATTCTGTTTTAGAATCATTCACATTAAATGCAGCTATGTAAAGATCTAAATCCAGATCATCAAATGTTGGTTCCCATTCACAAATTGATATTAATTTTTCTCTAATTTGTGAGTGGTCGATAAGCCCATAGTTGTCTAAGAAGGATTTTATGTTGTATTTAACAAGTTCTTTGATGTTTACATCAAATGACAAATCGTATATTTCTTGTGGGGACTTACCAATTGCTATAAAAAGCGCTAATAAAGCACCCGCAGATGCACCTGATATAGAATGAACATCACTCAATTCTTCGTACATCTTTGTATAAGCACCCAACATAGCAAAGTATCCCATACCACCAGGACCCAAAATAAGGTACTTGGGTTTCATTTTATCTAATAGAATTGAGGAAAAGTCTTCCGTAATAGCGCGAATACGACCGCAAATACTAGAGTATGGGTTAGCATAGAATCCAGACCAGTCTCCCCAGTCGTCATAAAGCCACTCTTGCCCGGTGGAAGGGTGAGCACCACACCCGGGCTGAGGATAACGAACAACACCGTGGGAACCACAAGGTCTGCTGGTGTTAACGTCACTTTCATCGCTTTCGCTAGGAGGCGATAAAGAATCATGAACACTAGGGCGTGGAAGAGTACAGCGCGGGTTGATGTCTGCATTGTGAATAAAGCGTTGGCGTTTCTTAGGGGCACCTTGTCTGGGAGCTGAAGAAAGAATCCTGGGGTGAGGAGGAGAAAAAGTGCCGCTGGGGTGCATATTTTGTTATTTGTAATATCCATTGTTTATTATTATCTTCGAAAAAAAATTAATTTGGAAGCTTGGACGAAAACTCATAACAAAACTCACAAAAATCTGTCCACTGCATCTTGTTCATGAAATGATCAACATTTCCAGTATCCTCCCTGTACGTTTTGAAAGACATCCACATGTTCATTAAATCATCTGAATACCACGTAATCCAGTCCTCGTATTCGAGAGGATGATTGCGTGGAGGATCTATTTCATTTTCATCATCACTTGAGTAATCATTTTTGTTATTGTGCACATCTTCGACGTACTGGCTCCAAACCATGGTCACTTCTGTTTACTAATACTTAGTCCTTTTCCTTTATACCAGTTAACGAGATGACATCGCGTTCCTCTTCTGGGAGATTATCAGAAATACATGAAATTGCTGCCTCTACCCTAACCTCGTCGCCCTGGAAATAAATACCCAGACCCGTCTGAACAGCCTTCTTTGAAAAGGTGGGCTTCTTCTGTGTTGTCCTGCGCGTAACCTTACCTTTGCGGAGGTTAATGTTATCAATACCCTGGACCTTCATGTACTCGCCGATGAACTTTTTTAGTTCCTTCTCTCTGTTGTTCAGAACCTTCATGTCCTTCCGGGCCTCTGACAGCTGTTTCTTTAACTCGACCCATTCGGTCATTTTATCACGAAACTCTTGAGAAATCTCAGACATTTATATTATATAAAATTGCTATATCTTTAAGTACAAATCTTACGCTGCATTAAATCGGGTACAATGGTAGAGTTGTTCCACGTGTAGGGCTGCTTGGGGTTGGGGGGTTCTGCGCGAACCTGCTGGTTGGCGTTACGGAGAGCGCCACCAATGGTCTCTGGGAACCCAATCTGGTTACGGGGGTCGAGGAAGTTCTGACCCTTGAGAATGTCATCTGGGGCAAACTGACCAAAGTCCTCCTGGGAAGCCATCTCACGGGGGAGAAGGCTGGAGGCCAGACCCACACCCGCATTCATGGCACACCCCACATTTAGGTCAATATTACCACCTGAGTGATTGGCTGGAGCAAACTGGTCATCGAGATCATCCATATCCACACCCGTTACCACACCATATCCCATAGCATGTTTCGTGGGAGCGCTACCATTTTTCATGTAGCTTGTCCGATGGGACCCGCCACACTTGCATGATTTTCTACCCGAAAAGGAAAGCCCACCACAGAGACACACAAGGAGAAGGGCAATTAAAGCAAAGGTAAGTAGCTTTCTGGAGTTGTTAATCATCTTTATTATATATCGTGGATAATTTTTTTTTACTCGAAGTCATCCTCGGAACCCACTGGCTCCTCACCCTCATCATCGAACATATACTCGGAATAACTTTTTTGCTTTGGTGGAGCCTTAAGCTTCACCTGAGCAATACGCCATATGGCGGTGAATGACTTCTTGTTAAACACAAGACCAGAGAACTCTAGAATAACATTGCAAGGTGTGTCCTCTGGTAGTTCCGAAGGGTCGACAGTCGCCCTTGTGTGGTCAAAGACGGGTACGTTCTGTCGAACCTTGGTTACATTAATTTCACCGTCCTGAGACATTGGATTATCAAATGCAGCCTCAATGGTCTTTGCGTTCAGAACCTTCTGAAACCACTTCTCAGAGTTTTCTGTCGCAGCTTCAATAATCTTATTCTTGTAGTCATCAAAAACATCATTGCATGATGATACATCAAGAATGATGTTATCACATTCTGAAAATTTTGACTTTATAATTACATTGTTTAGCTGCCTCGCGTGCCGCTTACCATCTTCGTGTGATACCTTGGTAAAGTAGCGTCCGTCCTGAAGCTTTTTGACCTCTCCGTAAACAAAGTTCATTATAGTTATACTATGTTCAAATCCTTTAAACCTATTAATGGTATCATACTCGCGGCCTGAATAATTTTTTCAGACATTTTATAGTTACGACGAGGATTGTACCCATACAGTATATTTGTGGGTTTTAATTCATTCACGTTTATGTTAGAGCTAAACTTGTTATTCGGTCTATAATTAAACTCGTTCTTAACATAATTTGTGCTGTTGTTTCTGACCCATTTCTCCTTGGTTACATCAAAACGGAATGGTCCTGATGTTTCTTTGATACCCTTGACTGTTAGTCCCCTTGGTCCCTTAAACCCAACTAAAAATTGTCCAATAACCTTTGTTTTGAGTGGTTGTGTGGTTCTGTTCTGGTAATTGTATGGGTTTATACGTTCTGCTCTATTCAAAATACTTTTTGGGAGGTCTTTGACAATTTGTTTTGTTTTTGATTTCATGGGTAAAACTTTTACAGATTTCAAGAATATATCATATATGGTATCATTCGTATTCACATTTTTTAATCCTAAAATCTTTGTGGCAAAATTATACATTCTTTTTCTATCCTTTTCTTTCTTCTCTGGTCTGAGACCCAATGACTGCATGAGGTAAAGGTCTTCTAACAAAAATCTTTTGCTGGCTATTATGATATTCGGGTTATATTTAAACTTTTTTGTATTTGTATTTCTGTATGTGTACCCCCTTTGTCTATCAAATGCCACATCGTAACCTAATTCACCTGGTCTCATGAGTGCAATATCAAGTATACCACCCAAGTTTCTCTCTGATATTTTGTCATCTTGGGTGGAAAAATATCTAATTTTCAAATCGAGTGTAAACAGTTCCACATCTATCAAAACATTTTCAGGTGTCACTGCAGATACCCTATTGGCAGACTGCTTCTTTTTTCGAATGAGAGTGTACCTGCGTGTTACAACTGGTGTACTATTTGGTAAACTGATACCATACATCCGTGTAATCATGTTTTTGGTACTGTTCAATCTTTCAATAATTTTTCTTTCAATGTCAATTGCAGTTCTACCCAGTTTTTCCCACAGTATTAATTTGGTTGCTTGAAGATTTTCAAAAAAGTTTTTCTTTCTAAACCTTGGAACAAATTTGGTATCTATGTCAGATGTAACCACACGTGAATCAATATCAAAATAAAAATTGAAAGCTTCACCCCCACTAATTATCATATCCCCCATTGGTTCCATATATTTTGTAAGATTTCCAATAGTATCTAGAATGATATCACGAATGGTATCAGTCACATATGTATAAATAATTTTTTGTATATCTTTTGGATTCACTTTTAATATTTCCAACCTTCTCCGAAAACTTTTTATTTTTCCATCCTGGTAATACTTCAGTAGTATGGCATCACCGTGACACACCGTTTTTTTAATAAAATTATTTATGGTCTTTTGTGAATAATAGTCTCCATCCATTACTATTAATCTATAAAAAAAGTATTAACGATTATTAAATGACATCAACCGCGTGTGATTTATCAACTTGTCGTGAACAGTTTTCCAAACAGAGTTGTAAATGTTACGCAGACCTTTCTGTGATTAATGACATGAAGTTTGATACAGAGGATGATAAAAACGCAGCTGTAAAAAAATACCAAATATGTGCATACGAATCGGATGAGGGTTATCTTTTCCCGTGTGACCAAGGTTGTTGTAGCGGAGGATGCCCTGGTCAGTGTGATGGTGTAAAACCCAGACCACCCGAAAAACCTTACACACCAAGGACAAAACCAAAATCAAAGAAGTTTTCAAATCTCTTTATATTCTGGAGTATCATGATGCTTTGGTTTCTTCTCCTAACTATACTGTGAAACAGGGCTTAAAGAGACGTCGCTTATGTATAGTAGAAATGGCATCCATGAACACTGAGACTGCTAACATTCTTACCGAGCTTGCTGCCCTCCGCACCGAGGTTAAGAACCTTACCAAGCTTGTACGCAAGGTTCGTTCATTCCAGGAGGACCCCAACGGTGAGAAGGCGGCTGCACGTTCCAAGACCAACGGCTTCAACCGCGAGGTGAAGGTGGATGATGAGCTTCGTACCTTCCTGGGACTTGAGGAGGGAGAGCTAATCTCTCGCAGCCAGGTTACTAAGCGTATCAACGCATACGTGAAGGAGAATGGTCTCAAGCATCCCGATAATGGTCGTGTTATTGTTATGGACGATAAGCTCCGCGCACTCCTCAAGCCTCCCGAGGATGTGCAGGTGACCTTCCTCAACCTCCAGAAGTACATCAGCCCTCATTACGTGAAGGATGAGCCCGCGACGGCTCCAACGACCTCGACCGCGGCATCTACCGAGGCACCAGCCGAGCCTGCCCCCAAGGTGGTCAAGAAGGTGGTGAAGCGCCCGGTGGTCAAGAAGCCGGCGGTAGCGGCTTAGAGAATTAAATATTAATAATAAATATATGAGCGAGGAACAGGTACAGTTAATTGAACCACCCGCATTGGATTCAAATGAAATTGAAAAACTAGTGGGAACTAAGGTAAAGGATATCTCCCTCTACCTTAGAGCCTTCACACACAAATCCGCACTTAAAAAATACACTTTAACAGAGTCATTCGAAACACTTGAGTTTATGGGTGATTCTGTGTTGGGTTTTATAATCACAAAAATGTTATTTGACAGATACGATAACGAACAAGAGGGTTTTCTCACCAAGGCGCGCACCAAACTGGTGAGGGGTGCGACTCTAGCACATGTGGCTAGGTATCTTAATCTAGATAGATGGGTTCTAATGGATGATAAAGGGTCTAGAAACGGTTGGGTGAGTAACGATAAAATATTAGAAGATGTGTTTGAGGCCCTGGTTGGTGCAATCTATTTAGATTTGGGTTTGTTATACGCTAAGCGTTTTGTGCTAGACATATTTAATAATCCGGATATTATTGACATGAATCAACTCATGATCGACGACAACTTCAAAGACCAGCTGATGAGACACTGCCAACAGACAAAGGTAAATCTTCCATTGTATACAGTTGAAAATCACGATAGTAAGACGTTTACAGTTTCCGTGACCGTGAATGATAATAAGATTGGGTTTGGTTCAGCATCCACCAAGAAGCAAGCTGAACAGTGTGCTGCACAAAATGGTTTAAAAATATTGGGCATTATTTAATAAAATATGATTAAGTTTTTTGATACGTGTCAAGTTATAGATTATTGTGTTCCAAAGCCAGAGGCTGAGCCAGAACCCGAGCCAGAACCTACAGAAAGTGAATGGCTTATGACTGATAACCCTCCTAAAGTCTTTAAAAGGTCGTGGAGACCATGGTCACGCCGTGCACGCAGCACCGTTCGCGCAGTACCAGCGGTTTATCCCGAACATCTCACACAAGAGATGAAACGCGACACCTAATATAAATAAAGATTTGAAGTCTATCTTTTTTAGAAAGGTGGTGCCTGTTACCGCCAACACAAAACCAACAAACACAGCTTCCGTAACAACCTTCATATTATTTTAGACGTATAAAATAATATGACGTGTGATTGTTGTAAACGCAAGGGTATTCCCTTCAAGTGTCCCTACTGCCCCGGTGAGTTCTGTGTTAGACATATGCCACTGGATGCACACGAATGTACCGGTGTGTCCACAAAGAAGGAACTGCAAAAGAAGGAACTGGAAAAGAGAATGGCCTTCGAGGCTCCCCCCAAGTTGGCCAAGATTTGATTAAGAGACAGTACCAGTTTTTCTTGTGTTGGTGGTAATACGCCGTACCCTCTTCGCGGATGGTTCATTTGTATATTGTAAGAATCGGTTCTGTGGATTTTTTAAATAATGCATAACTATATTCAAATTATTAAGTGCTGTACGTCTATCAGCCAGGGGTAGATATTCGATACTATTTTCTAGATATTTTTTAAATATTTTTAATCTAATATATTCTTCAGGTATTAAAATGTCTCTTGTATTGATATTAGCTTTATTTAAAGAAACTCTTCCTGAATAGGAATTATAGATTTTACTTCCCAACCACGGAATCACATTATTGTTTGTGTTCATAGGTGATATTGGTACTATCGAACTAGGGCGAACGGCGCGCACTCTTGGTCGAACAGTACCAACGTTTTCCGTTTGCATATTAGCGGGACCATTTTCATTTCCATTTCTACTTCTCTTAGACATATTATAAATTATTGTAATATTAAAATTATTGTGAACCCGGGTCGGTATATTTTGCTGCTAAAAGTGATATTCTTTTAAGTACTTGCGGTGGTAATTTTCGTTGTGTCGAGTCAAGTACAATACAAGAGTTAAATCTAGCTAACAAACCGTCCAAAGTTATACGTGTTCCGTTGATATTCGTATATGGTTGATTTAATGTATTATTTGCAGCACCAGCTGTTAAAGATGCACCAAATGAAGTTGTAAATTTCTGTCCAAGTGCGGGAATAGTTCCTGCTGATACCGCATTAACAAAGATTTCTATATCATTTGATGCTGCTACTTCAATGTTCTTTATAACAAGTTTTCCAAATTGTGTTGAAAAAATAGTTTCTATTAAGTCTGTCATTGGAAAAGTTCTTCCATATGGACTTGGTACTTCAATGTTATTATTAGTATATAGACCTTTTAATAAATCTTTAACATTAATTACTATAGTCTTTGCTCCTGATCCACCTCCCAATCTATCGATTACGAAATCATGTGCTGTATCAATTACACACATCAGTTGATACCACACAGGATAAACACCTGCGGATGGAATCGCACCAATCTCTTGACGGTAACAATGATTAACAATATCCATTATATTACGCCCCGTTAAACCTAATCTGACATCGTAAGGAGTTGGTGTAAGAATACTAATATCACTGGGTTTATTCAGTATTCCAAAATAAAATTTTTTAGAAGAAGGTTTTTCAAAAATAAAAGGAATTCTCATTAGCATAGCAAATTTTGCAGCTGGTCTATCTTGTGTGCAAAAAGTTGCGTACATGAAATAGAATGAACCAGTCGCTGCAAGTTCTCTTAAATTATCAATTTTAGTTTGAGTCATTGTTCCAGTTAAATATTGTTGTGCGACATCTTTGTTACCGGGATTAAGAATGGCTTTATAAAAACCTGGATCTGCTGCATCATCATATAAATATCTACATGAAAATATCTGACCGTAATCACCAGTTCTTTTGATATCTAGATAATATCTTCTTCTTTTTCCTCCAGTGGGTGATAATTTTAAAAGTCTGGCTAATTCTGTTACACCCAACCCGCTTAATCCACTTTTTGTAATCTGTGTTTGATTAGGTATACGTGTGTTAGTTTGAGAATATTTGAAAGTAGCCTTTTTGGAGCACCACGGATTTGCACTAGCGAAACTGCCGCTGTTACAAAATTTACCCACTAGTTCTTGGAGAACAGAATTATTCAAAGTATTTTTATTTATTCTTAAATAACCATATGTAGTGCCATTAAATGTTCTGTTCCATCCAAGTCTCCAGGCAATTGAGTTTGATGGTGAAGCTAAACCAGGTACAACAATTTCATGAAACTTTAATTCTGCAAACATATTAAATGTTCCACTGCGGATTGGTTTAGGATATTTAATTATAAACCATGGATGTTTTTGTGCATTTTTATACATACTTTTATTATACGTTCTAGCACCTGCTACGAAAAACCGTTTTTGTATATTTTTTGCAAGTGTTTCAAATAAACTTCTTATATATTCATCGGGATTGTTGTTAAAACTTGCAAATTCGGTCTGTCCGGATCGTGTGGCTGACTGTAAACGAAGTATAGTCTTATTAATAATTTCATTTTTCATTTGATTAGAACCATTTATTTGACGTAAGTCTTGTGGAACAACCAGTGTATAATATTCATTCATAATTGTTCTAATATCGCGCGGTAAAACTACATTAGCCATTTTATTATAAATAAAGAATAAATTAATTTGTATACAAAGATGCTAGAGTCTGCCAAGTACGTCGTGGATGTTGAACGCAATGACATGTATGTGGAGGTCACTCTAATTGACGGCAAGAAGGAGTGGATCTACTCTATACCCAAGGGTGAGTGGTCCCACCTTAAGCTTAGAGGGGTCAACTACGCTGACTTTCTTCGAGCCATGGTTGAACCCAATTTGGATGTTCTAAAAAAGATTGCTCGACTGGAACTTCAACAAGTATGGCATCGGTCGGTGAGGGCTATGCGTTGTTTGTGCATTTTGGATCCTTCTTTTGATGCACCATACATCAATAAGAATTCAAAATGGCAGATGAATATGGTATCCCACCTGAATAGGGTGGTTGGATTTTCAGTTATTGACCAGTGTGATGACCAGTGGTCGCTTATGACTTACGGGAACAAGCTAAGAGCATTGCGATGATCACCACAACCAAAAAAGTTACAAAAACTGCTCGGTCTGCGTTGGGTGGGAAAATATTACGTTCAACATCTCCCTGATAGGTCCACATACCTGGATCATAAAGTTGCTCAGGTACTAAGTTCCTGGACATGGGACAGCTCACCTTAGGGGGGCGCTTGTATGGTGGGTCACAGAAGGTTCCACCCCTCAGAAAGGAACCAAGAGCTGACGTAACACCAAACTCACAAATAGGAGAAGGTTCTGGGATATGTTCTTTATCTAACTTGCTAGGTAGGTCAAGGGTTCTGGCATACTTGTATGGATCCGACCACGTACCTGGGAGGTTAAAGTCCCCCATGACAAATGGATTGAAATCATTTATGGCGTTAGAATCGTTTAGCATAAACTTACTCATTTATTATTGTGTTACATAATAATTTCTTTGTTGTACCTTTTGCTGGTGTTTTACCCACATATCATCCAGGTCAATGTCTAACATTGAGGCTAATTGAAAGAGATAACTAAACACATCACCCATTTCCATTTGAATATCAGTACCTCTTTCCTTTTTTAGACCTGTTTTCTTGAAAGTTCGTTGGTACTGTCGGATGGCTGAGGCCAACTCTCCAATTTCTTCAGTAAGTAATAACCATACCGTACTCACATGTGCCTTGTCCCATCCCTTACGATGGCACAACACCTTTGTAGTATCCCTGTAACGATTTAGGTGCATTCTTACATTTATATGGGCTGTAATCTTTAAAAGCCTATCTGGTCGTTGTACCCAATCTTGTTTCCGTAGAGACTTGTATTTGTGGGAATGTTGGGTGGTTGTATTGGTCTCGCTATATCTTCGAGGTATCCAAAGTGTTGAGCGAGTCCAGTTTCTATTTGTTTGCATGCGGTTTTCATGCTAACATCGTTCATGTATTTCACTTGAGCGTACACGTCATTATATGGGTCGGCGGAATTATTTATAAATACTGCCCTCATGATGGCCAATATATCAGATGGCGACTGCTTGTCAATCTTTACTTTGAACTGATTGTATATGTTTTGTCTAATAAGTCTCTGGACAGTCTCCTGATTATATTCACAGAAGAATGCCTGATTGAGTGGGGTTGGGCACTGACTGATCGAGTTGAGATTCATATTATTAAATACCCCGAAAAAAAAACTTATTAAAATAATAAATATGGCAGACTTTGACACCGTTTACAAGCAAAAATACCCCGTTGTACCGAAGTTTATCCCCGGACCTCCGTGTGCACCCCCAGAGTGCTTCGTGGCGAGTTATCCTCCAGTAACTCCAGCGGGTTACATGGGACCATTTTTCGTAAACTCATACTTCCTCAGACCAGACCGGATCCGCGAACTAGGTGGACCAATACCTATCCGTAGTAACGATATTAAAAATAGTGGACGTTGTTAAATAAATGAGGGTACTCAAAAGGAACAATTCATTTGCCGACATGAAGTTCGATAAGGTTACGGCCAGAATCTTAAACCTAACAAATGGTCTTTCACAGAACATAAGTGCTGATAAGGTTGCCCAAAAGGTCTTTTCATCCATGTATGATGGAATCAAGACCCAAGAGATAGATTCCCTATCTGCAGAAGTTTCTATTGGAATGATCACAGAAGACCCTGATTATGAAGTACTTTCGACTCGTATTGTTTCGAGTAACATACAAAAAATATGTCCTCCGACGTTCTACCAGGCTATGACTATGCTCAATAACATTGGTTTACTTGATGAGGACGTTTGGGAGTTTATTAACAACAATCAAGATCAACTCAACAAGATCATCAAGAAGAACCGAGATTCGGACTTCGGATTCTTCGGTCTTAAGACACTCGAAAAGGGATATCTTCAGCGTGTGAATGGAGTACTGGTTGAGACCCCTCAGTATCTATTTCTACGAGTATCTATCGGTATCCATTGTGGAGACATCAAAAAGATTCAGGAGACTTATGATTACATGTCACAGGGTTATTTCATCCACGCAACACCAACTCTTTTCAATTCCGGTACCAAGCGCCCTCAGATGTCTAGTTGTTTCTTGGTAGCTATGAAAGACGATAGCATAGATGGAATCTATGATACGGTTAAGGAGTGTGCCCAGATTAGCAAGTGGGCTGGTGGTATAGGTCTCCATGTTCACAACGTTCGTGCCAACAAATCAGTAATCAAGGGTACAAACGGTATTTCTGATGGTATTATCCCCATGTTACGGGTGTTCAATTCCACTGCTCGATATGTAAATCAGGCTGGAAGGCGCAAGGGTTCTATCGCTATTTACATCGAACCGTGGCACGCAGATATCATGGAGTTTTTGGAGCTACGGTTGAATCAGGGAGATGAAGAGGCTAGGTGCAGGGATCTTTTCTTGGGGTTATGGACCCCAGACCTGTTCATGAAGCGGGTTGAGGAGGGTGGAGACTGGTCGCTGTTCAGCCCTGACGAAGCACCCGGACTTTCTGATTCATATGGTGAAGAGTTTGAGAAACTCTACCTTCAGTACGAAAATGAAGGTAGGGCGCGTGAAACCGTCCCTGCATCCAAGATTTGGATGGCAATACTAAAGTCACAGACCGAAACTGGTACACCCTACATGCTGTACAAGGATGCTTGTAATACGAAATCCAATCAGAAAAATCTGGGCGTAATCAAATCATCAAATCTGTGTACAGAAATTATTGAATACACAGACAAAGATGAAACAGCTGTTTGTAACCTGGCTTCGATAGCACTTCCCAGGTTTGTAGACAAAGACGGGGAGTTTAATTATCAGACGCTCTACAAGGCTGTTAAAACTCTTACGCGAAACCTCAATAAGGTCATAGACAGAAACTTTTACCCAACCGAGACTGGTAAGAACTCCAATATGCGTCACCGCCCCATAGGGTTAGGGGTTCAGGGATTGGCTGACGTGTATGCCAAGCTTAACATTCCGTTTGAATCCGAACAGGCTCGCAAAATAAATCAAACAATCTTTGAAACTATTTATCATGCAGCCGTGACCGAGAGTGTGTCGCTGGCAAAGGAGTTTGGTTCCTACGAAACATTCGCAGGGTCTCCGGCTTCGCAGGGTATTCTTCAGTTTGATATGTGGAGCGGTGAGACTCAATTTTCTGGTCTTTGGAATTGGACCAAACTGAAGCAGGATGTAAAAAAGTTTGGTATGAGAAACAGTTTGCTCGTTGCTCCCATGCCCACCGCGAGTACTTCTCAGATTTTAGGAAACAACGAATGTTTTGAGCCGTACACAACAAATATTTACCTTAGGCGAACACTGGCTGGTGAGTTTGTGGTTGTGAACAAGCATCTGGTTTCCAAGCTGAAGGAGTTGGGTATGTGGTCGAAGGAAATGAAGGACAAGATGATTGCAAACAGTGGTTCTGTTCAGGATATTCCCGAGATACCGGATGATGTAAAAGAGGTTTACAAAACCGTGTGGGAAATTAGTCAGAGGTCAATTATAGATATGGCCGCTGACCGGGCTAGGTTTATTGACCAGAGTCAGAGTATGAACCTGTTTGTAGAAAATCCAACTGTGTCCAAGTTATCTTCTATGCATATGTACGCCTGGAAGAAGGGGCTAAAAACGGGTATGTATTATTTAAGAACCAAGGCCAAGTCAAAAGCCATCCAGTTCACACTGGAACCATGCAAGAGTTGCTCGGCTTAAAGGTTTGAAGTTAATATTATTTAGTATGCGTTTTGTAGAGATACCAGGTATAGAAATTGGGGATTATTACAATAAGAGAATCCCTATCTGCATAAAGGACAATAAGAAACCAGTAAAGGTTCAGATTCCACGAATGTATATGCCGTTTGGTATTTCTGAGTTTGTACCAGAGGTGGGTACACCCAAGTACAATATTGATTTTTCAATGAAGGGATGGGATGAGGATGGCAATTACGTACAAAAGTTTTATGAGTTTGTAAGGAGTGTCGAAAACGCAGTGAAGGCCAAGGTGTCCGAACAAAGCACACAGATATTCGGACAAAATGTACCCGACACGGCCATCGATGCAATGTTTAACAGTAATATAAAAACATCTGGAGACCGCGAACCTAAGTTTAGAGTGAAAATAGACGAAACAGCAATGATTTTTGATGTAAATCAAACCGAAATTACTTCAGCGTATGAAAATGGTCTTTATGGGCAGCATTCTGGTGTGTGCATGGTTGAGATTACTGGTGTTTATTTTTTGAATAAAATGTTTGGAATCACGTGGAAGGTAAACCAGCTTAAGGTATACGAGCCCCAGAGACTAAAGGGATTCCATTTTCAGCTCGATGAGGATGAACCTGATTACTGATTTACCAGAGGGTGTACAGTATTTAATATGGAAGAAGCATTTCACATTAAATGTTGTTGGTTTGTTTGAACACAAGGATTGGTGGTGGCACACAGTTAAGTGTAGGTCCGATGGAGGGTTACCTGGTTTTTTGGATCCAGAGTTTCTTATGGGTGGTGAAAAATACTTTTGTAAAAATTATTAAATGTATGATTAGATTTAATAATTTTTGTTTTTTATTTTTGAATGTTACTTAGTTGAAAACATTTACATGAGCATGAGGGAGGCGAAGGGGTTGGCGCGGAGGCGCTTGGGCACGGTCTTGCGGCGGGTCGCGGCGGCCTTGCTGCGGTACACGGTGCCGCCTGGGGACGCCACCATGACCTTGGAGCGCTTCACACCCTTGTTGGAGCGCACCTTACGCACCTTGGGTGCGGGTGTGTTGAAACGGCCCGCCATGATGTTGGCGAGGGCACGCACGGGCTGGGGGCCGCGCTTCATACCCTTGTTGGAACGGGTCTTGCGCACACCCTTGGTTCCCGCGTTGGAACGGGTCTTGCGGCCTGCGAGACCCGCGGGCATAATAGCCTTGGGCATGTTGCCCTTGTTGGAGCTGTCGAGGCGACGGAGGGCGCCTGACGTGGCGTTCTTTCTGAACGCAGCCTTGGGGCTGTACTGCTTCTTACCGTCGGCAGTCATCACATAGGGCTTGCCCTTCGCGGAAAGGCGAATCATGCGCTTCTTTGAGTTAGCAAAGTTCGTGGTCTGATCCATTTATTGTTTAGTATATGCTGAGAAAATATTTTTAGAAACCCATGGCACAATATGCTCGCTGGGCTTCTTTAAGTACTGGGCCTTTGAGGAGAGTAAACTTGGCTGTGATCCCGTATTTCTTTTTAGCCTTCTTAACACAGGCGTTCCATGCATCTATTGCGTTAATCATCTTGTCTTATATAAACATAATTTTTGCCATCTTTCATGGGTGAAATTTCAGGACTCCCACTGTCTGTGTCACAACGCAACGAAATACCATATTTCCAATCTCCGGCGAAAACCCCGTGCTCATCTGGTGGGTATTCATTAACCATAAAAGCATCACAGTCTGGGTGTTTGCAGTACTTTTTAACATATTCACCAAAATCTTCGACTGTTTTTACGGATTCTGGTACAAACGTTGTATCTGATATTTTAAATGGTGGAATTGGTGTTGGTGTTAATTGCGAAGAACCCGAAACACAAATGGAATTGTCTTTTCTTACCCACTTTTCACCACTTGGAGCTGGTTCACAAATATTATTTGAATTACACGTGTTACAACATCCCAGAGGTGAAGAATCACATTTTCCCCCATCCTTTACACACTGATATTCCGGGCCTGAGCCTGTACACACATTACTTTGACATTTTCCGTTACAGCAATCTTGATCAACACTGCACTGACCATAATCAACATTACAACAGTAACCAACCCGTGTGACGAAATCACACCTTGGTTCCTGACTATAATCTGCACATTTTAAATCGCCACAAACCTTTTTTATTGACTCGCACGAGTATTCCCCAAAATACGCATTACAATGTGGATAAAGAGGGTCGCCATCTTCGTCTGTCTTAGGGACACCTTTTGAATCTGTACATTTATTTATAAATGTGTTTGGTAAAAAACACACTCTGTTTTTAATCTGTATATAAGCAATTGATATAATTGATATTACAATTATAAAAAACAATAATAACATTGTCTATTATCTATTGGCTACATAATTTTCCCATCCTTTCTTGGCAATGTATTCCATCGTTCGCATTGAAAATCCCCATGAACCACCTGAATGTCCGCACCCCAACTTTTCACACTCAGAGCTAATTATGTTTAGCTGTGAGTTTGATGTAAACATAAATCCCTTTTCTTTTTCAGGGGTGAAAGATTTCATAAAATCCCACGAGTTTGTGTTAGTTACTGCTTGGTATGTAAGACTTAACATGTTCCTTGTATGTTCATCATCAATGAAAACGAAATCACCTGGTGTGGTCATTCTTTGTTATACAACGTGAATTGCTTTTAAGCAGCTTTTTTCTTGTCGAAAATTTTTTTAGCCTTTTTGTAGATAGCTGTACCCTTCTTGATGGGCTTAAACTTCTTGCCTTCCTGGAGGCCACCCGCCTCCTCAACAGCCTCGCGCCACATCTTAAGGGCTGGGTTTTTTTCCGCCGCCTTGGACTGCTTCTTAGACTTCCAACGGCGGTCGTTAAGATCGAAGAAAATATCCTTTTTGGTGAGACCACCCTCGGTACGCATGGCCGTGCCGTGGCCAACCTGAGCCATAGATCCAACTGTTAACATCTTTACTTTAGGCTGAGAAAATCTTCTGTAAGGTCTTAATACTGATAGTAGATTTAGTCGCGGGTATCTGTTTTGCAATGCGTGGGTCGTTAAGAACTGCCGCACAGGTAACCGCCTTGTGACCCTGTAGGGCCATAATAGACTGCTCAATACTGGGTAAGTTTTCTTCACCTGCGTAGATTAACTTGCGGACATATACCTTCTTAGTCTGCCCTGTGCGGTGAGCCCTACCAATAGCCTGAAGCTCCGTAGCTGGATTCCACGAAGGACTAGTAAGATAGACCCTTGTAGCCTCCTGGAGATTAAGCCCCTGGCCACCAGCCTTAATCTGGATAATGAAGATACACTGAGTCACACAAGTCCGGAACTCCTTAATTTGATGGATCCTCTGTTCCTTAGATACCGAGCCGTCAATCCGGAAAACTGTAATTCCAGCCTGAGCAGCCATCTCGTGAACTATATCCATCTCTCCAACAAACTGGCAGAAGATAAGAGACTTTTCGGTTGGGTGAGACTGTAAAAGCTCCAAAAGTGTTTCCATCTTCTTCGACCGACCCTCCCAAAACTCTGGATCCTCGCCATCCTTCTTGGTTTGACCATTCATATAGAGCTGTGGATGGATCATAGCCTGTCGGCACCTAAGGAGACACTCCAAGATATGCATTGTGTGCATAGAAACATTGTCAGAGTGCTTGAATATCTCCTTGACTATGTTTGCACACTTGTGCCAAACATGACTATAGAGGGTACGCTCCTCGGGATACATCTCCAACTCTAGGTTTTGGAAATCACAGGGAGGAAGCTCAAGCCTGATATTGAACTTAGCAACATCCTCCTTGGTCCGCCTCAAAACGTAAGTTTCCTTAATCTTGGGAGACATACCCTGAACCATACTCCGGTTGATACCCAAGAAGGAACAAAGGGTCACAAAATCTTTGATACTGTTATAGACTGGAGTACCCGAAAGAATCCACCGTATCTCACTGTGAAGATTGCGAATACTAGTGGAAAGCTTGGATTTGGGATTTCTGATTTCGTGACCTTCGTCAAGTATCACACGACCCCATTGGATGCGGTGGAGTACAGTAGGTTCACCCTTGGGCTTACCCTTCTCAACCAAAACACTATAGGGTGCTATAACCACATGGTACTTGAGGAACTCGGTAGAATCACGGGTACGATCGGGTCCATCGTGAATCAGAACCTTGAGTCCGGGAGCAAAGTTTTCAATCTCCTCAGACCACTGAGTCACAATAGACTTGGGTACCACAACAAGGCTTCTTTTTCCAGGGTTACCCAGAATAGTAGAGATAATCTGAACAGTTTTGCCCAGACCCATCTCATCACATAGGAAACCACCCTTAGGGCCAGTCTCTGCAAACTCCCTGAGGAGAAGCCAAGATACACCCTCCCTTTGATAGGGAGCGATAAGACGACCCTTGAGGGTCTTGGTAGCAAGCTTGTAAGCTTCGGTTGCGCGCACGGTAGCCATGTCGGTTGCTTCTTACCCTAAGGGTCCTCGGAGTTTAAGTCATTTTTAGACAACTTTTTGGAGGCTACGCTGCCCATGATGAGAGCAATTTCAAAACTAAGTAATGCTACTTCAAGTTCTACAAAACCCGTCACAGATGTTCTGATATCATGGGTATTAACTATCGTATCAAACACGATGGGAAAGGCTCTGACACTTGCAGTTCTAACAGATACCGGGCGTTTTTTAATAGCCCTGGTAGCAAGTCTACGAGTGACTACAATAAAAGGTTTTCTCATTACCTTTACTAATAACCATATTTTTATATATATTAATCACTAAACTGCGACTCATCATCATCACATTCCTTAATCACACACACAGGTGGAGCTTCTGGGGTTTTTTTAGTTGTTTTGCGGGTACGCTTGGGCTTGTTCAGTAACTCTTCAACTCCATGCTCACGATGCCACAAAACCCTGTTCCAAAATGCTTCCATAACTGGTAATTGTTGAGCAAACCACTCGCGGTCTCTCTTGACCTCCGTAACACAAAACTCAACTGGTCCTGGCCACGTTAGATCGTATGGCTTGTACTGTATAAATACAGCTTCTTCAAGATCTAAGATGTCCAATAGTAGTTGAATCTGTGGCATATAATAAACGGGAACATCTGGAGTAATTTTACGTTTGAGGGGACACTTAATCTCAACTAATTTTCCAGACTCGGTTATACCATCGGGACTTCCCCCCAACCATTTGTATTTTGGGTGAGGGTACAATCCTATTTCGTGACACACCTCACCGTACTTTTCACAATATATGTCCCTCGCTTCATCTTCGTACTTGTTTCCGTGAAATGTTGCCTGGTTGCCATCAAACTTGTTGTATCCACATTTTTTCAAAATAAGACCTTCTGGTTTCTCATAAGGATTCAAACCAATAGCAGTTGCAGCGTCGCTTGCCGTAAGCATGTTGCCTCGAAGTTCCAACCATTCAGCGGACCTCTGGGCAGCATACTCTTTGGATATCAACTTTTCAACTTGATGATGCATTTAATAATGTATGTAATGTATTTTTTAACTATTTTTTACAGCTTGGGTCGTTATTAGGTTCGGATAGTACCTTTGCATATGCCTGTTCAAATGTGTCTCCTTTATTCATATAATAATTAACTGCCCCATCACAACCTGGCCAATTATTCAGTTTATAAATAAATCCTTGTGCGTATCCACGCGGTATTTCTAATGGACACTTCGATCTATCACACGCTCCTGCCGGGGATTCTGGTCCTGGTGGCTGATACCAATAATCATTTATATCACAAGTTCTTTTTTCAAAAACCATTTTCGCGTGGTCAACATTATAACACGCTGTTTCATCTATGTCATCATATTTTAATCCTATTGATTTATCATCTTGACCAGTTTGATTATCGTGTCGAACAACTAATAAATAACTACCTGGTGTGACGTGTATTTGACTTGTTTCTTTAGCTTTAATATTATGTTCCCAATATGTTTTTCTATCTTTACCATTTACCAAATAGAGTGCCATACCATACATATGGTTATATTTAGCTTCACCACGTGTTCTTATATGTCTAACAATTTTAACATCTTTTAAACCATCTTCTATAACAAGTGGATTACCCAGTTTACCATATTCTTTATTCCAAATCATTACATTTTGTGGGTTGTCAGGATCGTAAAGATATCTGTATTCATTCTTACGAATATAACCACCCGGATCCTGTTTTACACAAAAACTAATAGGACCTTCCATTGAAGCTGGTTTATCTCCTTTTGCTGGGGACCAAGCTGAGCTATATCCACAATCCGCTATTTCGTTTCCATTTACACAATTAGCCGAGTTTAATGTTGACCCGCGGCATATAGCAATCGGACACGCGGAACAACCGGGTGTATCGATACCTTTAGGTTGGACAAATCTAGCTGATTGAAAAAACCAGGCCTCTTCACAGTGCGTTTTATCCTCATCATCGGACAATACAAACTGATTACATTTATTGTCATTTTTTCCACAAGAACCGAATATACCGGTTTGGTCATTCGGTATGCACACTCTGTTGTTTTTTTCATAATTTTTCGCTTGAACAAGACTCATACACTGATTAGTCGGAAATATACCACCAGGAAATAAAAAGTGTTTTATTGTGTTTTCATCTCCACAATCGGCGCGACAATCATCTCCTGTGTATTTTATTTTACCATTGGGATCTGGTGTACACGTTCTGGTACACGTGTTATTGTTAAGTGTGTATGTATACACTGCTGTATTAGATAAACAGGCTTTTATAGTACACGTTTTACCGTCCCATGTACCAGATTGAGCGTATTGAGGCAGCTGTTCGGGTGTACAATCGCTCGGTTTAGGCTTAGGGCATGGGTCATCACTGGAACCATCACTGCAAGTAGTAAATAAACAATATGGCTTTGTTGGGTCTTTTGCTAAATAGTCATAAACATAGTTAGCATTCGGATCTGGGTATGTATTACGTTTTGAATTGGGAGACAGAGGTGGTGTATTTTTGTCCTTTGGAACACACTTTTTACCGACATTATTCGGAGCACAAAACTGTGCACTGTCTGTAGGATTTGGCCAAACTGTATAATTCACATTACACGAAGTTAAAAAACAAGCATTGTCACCACCATCAGTTGTTCTAAGAGTATATGTATTGGAATTAATAGCTGGTACATTACTTTCTGGTTCTACGAATGTTTTTGAATTTATAGTTATATTATAAGGTAAAAGTCCGCTGGACGTTAAATTACAATTTGTCGGAGCCGGGGGACCTGGATCCGGGCCCGGAGTGTTATAAACCCAAGTATAATCATTTGTGTAATCACAATACCACGGAATTGTGTTTGCCTTTTTTGGTGGGTTTCCACATTTTACAGTTGCATCTTGGTATGAATATGGCCCATAATCATCTGTACATACCGGTACTTGGGGGAAATCATCCGATTTGCCCCAATTACTGTTTTTAACCGGGTCTGTGTAACTTGGAACATCTATTGTATTTGGGATACTACATTTAGATCTGGACATTATATATACTATAGAACCAATTGCTGCTAAAATCAGAAACAGCAAACCTATCATTTATATTAGATTGTAAGATTATTATTTAACTACAATGTCCACCAATACAGGCCTCTGTGTGGAAAAGTTTTATATGACACCTTGTGTCTACCGTCTTAGTACAAAGTCCTGTTTTTTGGTTATAACCACAGTAGTTTTGTATATCAGATGCCGACACTGTTTTTGTGTGTCCAGCCGATATTACACAATGTGTTGAAAACTTACCATCAATTGGCATACGATAAGTTTTACTACGACCCACAGATCTTGTATCTTCTTGGTTTAAATATTTATTCCCCTTTTTGTCCATAACAGTCCAACGTGTGTTTGCGCTTGTGCCAGTTACGTTTTTTACGTTAAACCAAAACTCATTTGGAATAGGTGGATGATCATAAGCGGTTATATTTTTTTTGTTATGTGTTAGAATACTCTTGGCATACGAAAAACTCAAATCATAATCGCTTATCGCATCTCTAAGATCTGAAAATTTAAAATATTTTGTGTTATTCTCACCTTCCACAGTCGTTGTGTTTATAGCTAAATTTCCATCTTTTGGTATTTTTATGTTAGTTATAGCACTTGTTGTTGTTGCACCTTTGTCGTCATGTTTAGTAGAACCATCTGATTCTAAACTATAAACAGTATATGTGTAAGTTGTAGTCCTGTCTTGATAAAAACTGACAATACTAATAGATATCTCGTTGGGGTCTATGATTAAACCCGCCCCCTTAACGTTTGTCAAACTTTTATATTTCATGTTACTACCTATTTGACCAAACGTCATACTTTTTGCTTTTAAATCAGATACATTTTGGGAATCTACTTTACATTGTGTAACCTGGTCATCTATCGCTGTACCACCTCCAATTGGTTTGGAAGTGTATCTTTTACATCCCTCATTTGTTGTATAATTATAACAGTCAGATATATCTTTTGCACCGACAGGACACCACATAGCTGGGCACGTAACACACCCATATGATATGTTAGAATTATCATACGTAGTACCAGGAACGTTGAATATAGCCGAACTCGTTTGAAAGTTTTGTTTACAAGACCGTCTATCAAATTGCCACCATCCAGGACAAGACGCGTTACCACACGCACCATAATCACCCTTAACTGGATCAGATTTGAACTGTAATGTGGAAGGATTTCCACTCACTGTTTTTAAGTTAGATCTTATAGAACTCAATGTACACGGTTCTACAGATGTACCAGTAAAAAAGTATTGAACTGTAGAATCGTTTGTGATGTCAGGATCACATTTGTCTCCAGTTCTTTTTACTTCAGGACTTTCAACTACACACCCATTTGAAATACACGCACTATTAGATGAATTAGGAATCCAATGTTTTGCGGCGGGAACAGCGTTTATGTCATCGTCTTTACATTTAGTATAAATATATTTCCCAGTAGTTGTGTTACATGAATATCCACCTGGGTCGGCATGAGGATCAACGGGATCTGTACAGTTTTTGGGTGTCTTTGTACATTTATTATCTTTTATTCCACCCTTCCATCCATCATTACATGAATCAAACTTACAATATTTTTGGTCACCCGGAAATGTATATGCAGTTATCCATTTTGCATTAGTGTCAGATGGATCATGTGTTTGTCCGGGGAATATAGGAGTTTTTTTACTTACTGTACATGGAGTTCCATGGTCATTTGGTAAACACCACGCATAATTATTAGCAGTGGGTTTTTGTCTTTCAGTACCATCTTTACATGATATTAGCTCACATGTGTTATTACCCCGCCACACATTAAAATCATATTCTTTGTAATTTGGTACCGGAAGTAGGGTACCAGTATTTATAGATTCTACGTTAGTGGTTGTGTGTCTTGGGTATGGTAACTTACCATCTTTTGTTAAGTCACAAGTTTTGGTACCTCCTCCACCTCCACCTCCACCTCCACCTCCACCACCTCCGTTATCTTTACATGCGTATTGTGCATTAGACCAATCACAATACCTAGTCTGATTATCTGGACAGATTAACGTTTCGTTTGTACAAACAACATTTTCATCTTGACAAGAATAAGAACCAAGATTATCTGTGCAGTATGGGTATTGATATTTCCCTGTGATTGGATTTACCTTTGGGTTTCCATTTTCGTCAGTGCAATTATTTGGCTGTCCTGCATCTGGTAATTTACATTTTGATCTGGACATTATATATACTATGGAACCTATTGCTGCTAAAATCAGAAACAGCAAACCTATCATTTAGTATAATAGTACAAAAAAATTGTACAAAACAAACTTAAGTCATCTTGGCTCTTAAAGTAAGGACAAAAACCATGTACTCTGAAATCGCCAACACCTCCTTTAGTTACGTTCTGTCGTTGGCTAACTTCAGGAACTCGCTACCCGCAGACCACCGCCCTTCATGGGTAAAGATAACGACCATCACCATGGTCTCTAAGTTTTTGGAGGAGATTGATATTCAAAAACTTAGAAGCAGGATGTCTATGTTAAAGACCATAAAACTGCGCATGAAAGGATCAAAATCAGATGGATTTGAGTGGAAGTTGCGCGAGACCAAATTCTACAATCAGATAACTCTTGGGTACACAGACAATGTGTCTACCAAGTCTGTCAAGGTTTTTCCCAATGGTAGCATCCAAGTTGCTGGATGTTCTGACTTGTTTGACTGCAACCGTGTGATTAGACAGTTGGCCTTTTTGATAAAGATACTTTTAAATATTGAGACTCCTTTACCGGCCAACAGTTTCAGGGTTGTTATGATTAACACCAATTTCAGTTTGAATTACAACATCAATCTGTTCAATCTAGCAGATATCTTTAGCCGTGAAAAACTTTTTTCGGTATCTTTTGACCCTGACAGGTATTCTGCAGTCAAGATAAAGTTCAAGCCAGCCGAGGACATGAAGCAGGTAACAGCTAGTGTATTTAGCACGGGTAAGATTATCATTACAGGCGCAGAAACTCTCAAGGAGATTGCTTACTCTTATAATATCATCAACCAATTTATCACGGCTCACCATAAAAATATAAAGGTTGGTAGGGTGGCATCACCAGATGTTTTCGATAACATGTTTGGTTTTCCAGTAGAAGACCTTGTAAAGGAACTGGAGTGTAAGGGTTTCAAGCCTTGGGGATATGTATCACAAAATCATCAAATTAATTTCTAGGTTAGTATTAAAAATGTCGCAACGTTTAGGAATGGCCGATGGTAGATGCTTCACTGTACACACCGCGAGCACACTGCTTAATGATTACGTAATGACCCACAACGGTATCCCATATGAGAATAACTATGCTTATCGCCAACTCTTGCAGTCAAAGGGTCCAGAAATCATGGATCGTATTCAGGGCTTCCAGAAGGTGGGCCCCAAGGGTATCAACCCTAACGGTATTAACATGTGCCAGTCGTGTGACGTTCCTCTATTAAAGGTACCAGACACATATTAGGTACGAGAGCTCTGTATGAAAATCGTCATAGACGGTAACATAGGCGCAGGAAAAACTACCCAACTAAATCTCTTAGAGGAAAAAGGTTTCAAAGTTCATCGTGAACCAATTGAAAAGTGGCCGCTCAATTTGTTCTACAGTGACCCAGCAAGATGGGGTCTCACCTTTCAATTGATTATTCTAGAAACTTTGGAACCCAAGGATGGTATCCATGAACGATGTCCCCGGTCATCCAAGGATGTTTTTTGGAAGGGACTGTCAAAATGCCCAGAAGAAGAACATGTATATGAATGGGCTTATAGTCATCATGGATGGGGTCCTGACCTCTACATACTTTTGGACAAGTCACCAGAAATATGTATGAAACACATTCAAACCAGGTCACAGGACGGTGACTCTGGTGTGAGCATGGAATTGTTAAATCAACTTCACAACGACTATCATATAATGTTTGACAACTTAGAGTGTCCCAAGTTTTGTTTGGATGCTTCACGTACGCCAGAAGAGATACACGAAAATATACTATGTATTTTAAATGACAACGTGTCAGAAGGAAGGGTGTAAGTTAAATGTTTTAATGGATGGGTACTGTGTGAGGCACCTTAAACAAAAGTGTTCAATATGCATGGAAAATGTACCTAGTACAAATTCTGCTAACAACAAAAGGTTATCTTGTGGTCATGCGTTTCACTTTAAGTGTATAATGAGATGGTTTGTAACATCCAACGAGTGTCCTACGTGTAGGTGTAAACAGCATACTGATCCTTTGATTATATTTAAAGAAGGTGTGGAGAATGAACTCAGATTGAAGTACCGCGACGCCATACGGTCCCTTGAATCAGAAAATAGACGCATGAACGAGGCACTAAGAAGACGAGCAAACTAAAATATTAGATATAGTTAATGTCTAAACGAGCAAGGGAAAATAACGGTACCGGTAACGGTAGCGTAGCCAAGCGCCAAAAAATGGTCAACCTTTCAAAATTACATGAACAAACTAAAAATGCTATGAATAAACACGAGATTCTTAAAGAACTTGCCTATATTCATATGGCTGGAATTGGTATGCAGAACTTACAGTATAATAAACAAACGGTTAGAATAAATTCTACACAGTTCTTAACTAGATGTGTTGAAAACAAATTTTGTAGACTCAGAGCTAGTTATTTATCAAATTTGATACAGAACATGTACAAATATGCTCCTCGAACTACAAGTAATATAGTTGTGTACAGAGCATTCATTCGAACAGCTATAGGTGATCTTTTCAATATAAACAATGTAAGTAAGTCAACCATATATAGCCCAGTTCCGTTTTCCACGAGCATGGATATAAAGTTTTCTAAAGAATGGGGTATTTCTCACAGTAAAAATAATTTTACGTTATTGAAAATTATTGTACCAAAGGGTACACCATTGTTAGTACTGTCGAAACCACCACCCAACAAGACGGGCATGTTTAATTTTCTTTATAGAGAACGAGAAGTCATCTTACCACCAGGTGAAATGACAATAGACTGGAATAAAAACATAAATGGCCCAAACCTAAATGAATCAAACATGATTATCAACGAAGCAGTTGTTAATTTTACACCCGTTATTCCAACAATAATAGAACACAACCGGGTTGCTACGTTTACATTTAACAAAACCGTAGTTAATGAAAGAAGAAGTAATGGTGCTAAACAAGTGTTTACATTTAATAACAGAGGAAACATTATTGGAAATGCACCAAAATATGCCAAACACACGGGGTATCCGATTTCGGCGGCACTATCTGCAGCCGTAGCGCACGGGGTATACCAAATAGCTATACAATAATCTTTGCGTACTTATGCTCGAAAACAAACCTACGAGTACCATAATGGACTCGTGTGCAATATGTCTCAACCCGGTACGCAAGACCCGCAACACTCCAGACCTCAAGTGTGGTCACGTGTTTCACATTGGGTGTTTGGAAGACTGGGAGGACAAAGGTGGTGAGACCTGTCCCATTTGTCGCAAACAACTCAGTGGAGCCGAGTATAGAGTGACACTCACAATAGAAAATTTAAATAATAATTCATCAAATGTATATGAATTACCTATGGATTCTATAAGAACTATGGTTGAACAATTACAAATAGGCGATAGGGACCTAGCCAATTTTTCTACAGAAATTAATTTTGATGTTGACAACTTAGAAGAGTTGAGAGAAGTACTTGGTGAGCTTGGATTGCCCGACGTCGACACCCTTGTTTTTAACACAGAAAGATGAACAGTACTTGCTGTAATTGTATGCATATTTTCTGCAAGCCTTGCGGGGGTCCTTTATCAATTTCCCACACGAGTCTTTGAGAAGTGGGCCCGTTGCCCACCCTTGTTTATGGCTAAAAAGGTTCACTGGTATAACAAGCTTTTTACCAGGAATCAACTTTTTTTTCGCACCCGCCTTAAGTACTCTTGAATAAGGAACCTTGTACATCCTAGCGATGCTGGCATATGTATCACCAACCTTTACAATATGCTGAAGTTTGCTGTGTTGTTTGTAGAAATGAAAATCACCTGTTCTATTTCCATAGTCATTTGTGGGAGCAACTACCATCATAATCTTGTAGTAACCAGGCTTACACTTCGTCATAGCCTTGGTCTTGTAGACCTTTTTGGGGTTGTCGGCCACGACCCTATCGGCTATACCCTTGCAATGGGTGTAGGTATGAAAACCATTTCTTCCAACCATTGAACCAGGTACACTCTTTTGGAATCTAAAGGTTTCATAGTCGTTTACCGCATATGCATAACAATTATTAGACCTTCTACCTTTCGTGTGCCATGGTTCCAATGTAAACATTATCTCGTGTCCATTTGTGGGGGGCTGTTTTTGTCTCATTTCTTCTTTAATACAAAGTAAATATTTTTAAACGAATAGTCCTTTTCAGCTTCTGTCATGTAGCGACGGCACCACTCACTTTCGCTACAGAACTCCTGAAAGTTACCCTTTGCCACTAATTCAAACCCCATTTGTTCCATAATTTTCATAAACTTGTCAAAGTTGAACAAGAACTCCGAAATTGGTTTATTGAAATATTTTGTACCTTTGACCAACATTTCAACCTCCTGTCCCAACATCTTAAATTTCGCACTGTCAAAATTGACAGAATTGTTGTATTTCTTAGTCATGGTGTACTTGTTTGTGTTCACCTTGTTCTTACCCTTCAGGGCTTGGTAGATCAACTTGCCATCTAATACGGTAGCCATCACCAACCCACCCTTCTTGAGATTGTCATGTATATTCATGACCAAAGATTCAAATGTTTTTCTGTTTTTGAAAAAATAGTGAATGGCAAAATTGATATTGATGACATCAAACTTTTGTTTTACATAATTTTTTATAGTGTACACTTCATTGTTAACCTTGTGAAAAGTCATGTAATTTGGGTGGGGGTACTCCTCTTTGACCAAATCAAATCCAACGACGGGTTTTGAATTGGCCTTTACGTATTTGCCAACGTCCTCTCCTTTTCCTGAACCAATATCTATGACACTCTTACCACTTGCGTATTTTGTGATTAATTTGGCTTTGATTTCGCTGTGAAAGTCTCTCATAGCACCCGGACCGACTGAAAGTTCCTTTATATTTAAGGGGTTTGATATGGATTCCCACACTTGATTACTTGCTTCGATTCCATTGGGAAACTGTTTGTCGGGTCTTTTACGAATCAATTTGAACGTATTATTTTCAAACTTAAACTCACCGACACCGGGTGCACCGGGTATGGGCGCGGATAAAAGCCCCTTTCTAACATTTTCAGGTGCCTCTTTGTCTACAAAAATCTGGTTCACCACAGTTTTGGTTTTCGTTTTGAATGTACCCTTTCCATCAAAACCCTCAAACGGCAACACCATGTAGTTTTTCCCACTCCCATCAAAACCAGCCAAATGAAGCTTATTACCTTTATAGTAAAAATCAATTGTGTTCTCGTCTTTCCATTTTAGAATACCTCTAGATGAGTACACGTCATTGGTGGGTGTGAAGATGAGACCATCCAATGGATAAGGAAAAGACGCCTTGCGACCCCATACTGCCTTTGCAGCATCGTATATGTTTTTCAACCCCGTCGGTGATCTGGATGGATATTCAATAATGTTTTTTCCATCATCTACCAAAAAGTTTTTCATTCTTAGCATTTTAACTCTCATGTTCATGAGTACATCGTATAGTATAGAAAGTCGTTCGGGTAGTTTTTTGTTTTGGACACTTGTGCCTTTTACACTTAGAATATCAAATGTATAAAACTTACCTTTGTAAAGTTCTCCATCCATAACTGTCCCGGCAAAATCTGGTTTATCACCAGCATCCTTTAACAAAGTAATATCCATACCACGAGAAATAAGACTTAGACCACCCTTGCTGTCAACAATCATAAGATACCGTTCGCCGTCAGCCTTTTCAGTAACCGAGTATGGTTGTTTTGTAAGTATTCTCTTTTTAAAAGATTCGAGTGTAAGTGTTTGTGGGAGAGGTCCCACAAATCTGGGACCAAAAAGTTTTTTATATTCGTTGAATACCATGCTCTTGATTTGAGAATCTTCTAGTATTTCGGAAATAGTTTCAATTTCTCTGCAAGCGTTGCCTTTGAATTCAACTTCAACTTGAAGATTTTTATCGGTCTGTGTAAGATCTACTTGTATAGAACCCTTTTTAAATGTAATCCGCTTGCGAGTAGTGATGTATTGACCCTTGTTTGAAGTTTGGTTAAATAGTTCTTCAAACACAACACTTGTACGCTCTTTTGACTTTGCCAATCTATACGTAGGTGGTACATCAACAACCAAAACTTTTTCTTTGAGTTGGTATTTGGTTCCGTTTGACGTTTCTATTTTGCGTACATTTTGTCGAGGGTTCAAAGTTCTAGATGTTACTTTATCTGTGGATGTTGTTTTTGTCCACCCCTCGGATTCATAATGAGCTATTATTTCGTCATATTGGCGTTTGTTAACACCGGGAACGAACCGTGTTCCTTGAAATTTTCCAAATCTAGCTTCTGTTTCTATCCCGTTATTGTTTCTATTGGCTCCCAGGCTGTTGAGTTTTTTTCCGCACACTGATGTGGCTACGGGTTTAAGCGCAGCCAATCTTTTTTTCAAATTGGAATTATTCATATAATTATTACACTTATAATTTTTCAGTGTACCCAACTATCTTCTCACCTGACTGGGAGTGGACAAGAGTAGGGAATGCATCCACACCGTTACAATCCTGTTTTGTGCAATCTATAAATGTATGTTTGACACCCTTTGATTTGAGGTGACTGAGCTGCTTCTTCGTCCAACCACAACCCATAGTCCCGTAGACGTTCCACCCGTCACCCGAACTGACCTTTGCCCTGGCCTTAGGCTTGAAAAGAACCCAAAGTATAGAAATTAGTAAAATTGCGTATATCACCAAACACTTCATTTATTATTTATAATTTTTTTATTCCAAGCTGGATAAGCTTCTGTAGTTTGTTTTTGTTGGCCTGTTCAAATGGGATTTTGTTACCGGGTCTAGCAACCGCATAGACCTGTTTGGCGATTACCACAAGTCTGTCTTTGTTTAGATTTTCTAGTTTCACTGTACCCATCTTGATATTACGTACAACACGGGGCACCGGGCGCTTAAAAGGACCAGCCTTGGCCTCTTGGAGTATTTTCTTGGCCTCTTCCTGTGACATCACCTGTTTGCCCTTGGGCGACCGAGCCTTGGGGGACCGAGCCTTGGGTGACCCACCGGCCGAACTTCTGTTAGACCCAGCACTCGACCCAGCGCTACCAACTTCCACTCCGCGCAAGTTTTCGTTTTCGCTGTTTGAGTTTACGTTGGGAGCACGTTGGGTAATAAACATCTTAACAGCTGGTTTGGAAGCGCGCTTTGCTTTCATTTCCGCAAACTTATTTACCATACGAATAGCACGACGCTCTTCAGCGGTCTGGTCCGCGACTTTCTTGGCCTTGCCTCTGCGAGCGATTTCCTGTAAGGTGGGGCCACCTCCCATCATGCTGAATGACTGTTTGGGGGATCTCACGGGAGACCCTTTTGCTATGGGGTTACCAAGATTTTTTAGAACCCTGGCGCGCTCAAACTCCATACTTCGCATGACATTTCGTACGGATGAATAATTAAAATTACTGAGATTCTGTAGTTTTTTAAGAGTTGCATTGGCGTTACCGGCTGCGTAACGAGCGAGTAGAACCTTTCTAATACCGTTGGCATTTGATTTGCTAAACTTGACAAGTTTGTCTGTAATGTTTTCAGCTAACTGGGTCGCTTTTCTAATCTCAGCCTTGTTTAATTTTGTACCCGCAGCCAAAACAATCTTGGATCTGGTTGGTACACGAGCGTTACCCCCTCCGAAATTCATTGTCCCGAGTTTAGCCATAATAGGACGGGGTTTCTTTGCATTTGCTGGTGGGGCACGCTTAGAAACAGGCTTCGCACGTTTAGGAGGGCCATTCTTTGGTTTGAACGTTTGAGCCCAAATAAGCTTGTTTCGGGTAGTTCTGAACGTGGGTAGGGTTTCACCACGAGCCTTGGCGCGTCTAATCATGGCGTCAATTCTAATCATAGTGGCACGAGATGGCTTTCCAGTTAAAGGGTCAACCTCCTTTCTGCGATTCCTCACATAAGGTACAAAACTGGGTTGTTCAAACTCACCATTGTAAATATTTTCTGGTTGTTTTTCGTTTTCGTTTGTGGGTTCGGATGGTTCCCCTTCGGTTTCCAACACAAATGGAAAGTTCTCAGCATTGAATTGCTTAATTATGGGGGACTTGGTAGCCGCAACTGGACTGTTCTTTTTAGCGACTGGTTTGGGGGCAACTGGACTGTTCTTTTTAGCGACTGGTTTGGGGGCAACTGGGCTGTTTTTCTTACCAGTAAGCTGAGCCCACTTTTGTTTGAGGTTGTCCTTGATAAACTTACAATAAAGAAGGCGCTTGCTCTGACCCTTACCAACCTTGCCCTTGCTGAGACGATCAAACTCAGACGAAAGGTTGGTGTTAGAAGCCACTGCACCCTTGATGAGCGTTTCTATGTCACCTAGACTCATACCCTTAAGACCGTCTTTTCCCTTGACCTGTACTTTTCCGCACTCTGATTCCACGTTTCTGTTCATTTACTGTAAGCTTAGAAAATAATTGTCTTACGGTGGGCATATCTTTATGAGACACACCATATCTAAGACGAGAGTTAAAAACCTTTGATGTTTCTACGCCTCTATATTCTAGTGGTAAAAACTTGGATACTATTGGGCGCAATTTTGGATAATCAACATAGACAGAGTTTAAGAAGAAATGAATATCAAATCTGGGATCGTTTTTAGGATACGTTCCATATTTGTATTTAAACTCGTTGGATTGTATCATTGGATTCCTGTAACCATCCAGTTCAATATTGGAAAGACCAAAATCACCTATGAGAGGTATGTCATTTTCTGTTATGAAAATATTTCTCCAGCTTAAATCATTGTGTCTAAAAGATGGATACTTTTTTTGAATGATCAATAGTGTTTCTAAAAGTTTTTTGAATATTTTTTTAAAATTTGAAGAACTTATTTCCTTTTTTGTTGGTATGTAATTTGATAGAATCATACCATTCACAAACGCAATTGGTCTAACCACACCCTCGGGTGCGATATTGTGTATCAGTGTATTAATCTTGTACTCCATGCTTAGATTTTCAATATCAGATTTCTTAGCTGCGTATTTATACACACACGCTTTATTGAAACACCCAAGAAAGACTTGTCCGTGACTACCCTCACCAATCTTTTCTATTAACATAGTATATATAATGTCGGGAGATTCTTTTTTCATGGATGATCGGACTGGTCAATCTAACGCACAAAAGACCATTAAAGGACTTTCATTGTTTTTGCCTAAACTGAAAGAAAAGCCATTCATCATGAGTAGTTCCGGTACTAAAAACAAACCAAACCTCATCATGAAAGCACCATACTTCCAGGGTTCGAAGGGTGTTAATTTCAATTATGTGTTTAATCCAAAAGACAATTTTTGTTTTTATATTTTTGCCAATAATTTTAAAGAAACCTTTAGCAGTCATGCACTTGTTGGGTGGTGGCGTTCAGGGGAACTGATATTGTTCGACCCCAATGGAGATTTCTGGACACCAGAACCCGATTCCGTGTACAATGGATATGGATATTTCATTGCATCTCAAGTATCTAATTTAAAGAACCCATTGTACAACACATTATTAGATTATTTTAAATTACCAAAAGTTAAAGTGTACCAAGGGGCACCCATCCCATGCCCAAGGGAAAAGGGTTCGTGTGTGTACAGAGCTTTGATGTTTATCCTAGCTATCCATAAAACCAATGATCCTATAGAAGTTATAAGATACACATCAAAGATGGCAAAGTCTTATTATAAAGAAATTAAAGATATAGCTGAAACAGCTGAAATATATGAGATTTTTCAAAATGAAAGTATATTAGATAATTTTAGAAAGTTTATGAAAAAAATTGATATGGACAATTCAAACAGTTCAAAACATTACAAGTCAATTTAGTTTGCATCAACCTCATCTTCCTCCACCTCCTCATACTCAACCTCCTCTTCACCCTCCTCGTTGTCAGCCTCAACACCCTGGAAAGCAAAGGCGGGAAGCTTCTTTGAAGGCTCCAAGAGACACTGCTGAAGGCGAACAGTCACACCAAACTTGTTATCAATGAACCAAATCTGATTGATATCAATGATTGCCATTACCTTCTGCCCCTTCTCAATGGAGTCAAGAGGAACCGACTCTCGGCGGGTGTTGTAAGCCTCTGGAATAAACTTGCCAGACTTCTCTTGAAGAACCTTGAGCTTGATGGTTGATGGATAGTCGCCATTCTTACTAGGGCGGACAAGAGGCTTGAAAAGTGCCTCTTGAAGTACAGCCTTTGTGTACTTCTTACCCAACCACTCCTGGGAGTTAGCCACAACCGTGTCGAGGATAAGCTCGTCAAAAGCAACTAGCTTCTGCTCAAGCTCGGCACAAACTGGGTCATTAGGGTCGAGAGAAAGGTCGAGAGAATAAGTAGTCTTCTTAGTATTCTCGTCGGTGTAAGAGCCAAGACCATAGGGTGCCTTCATGAAGGGCATTTGCACGTAGAGCTTTGAAGTGCCAGGGCCAGAGAGGTACACAGCCTTGCCACCCATCTTATTCCTGCGAAGCTTGGAGAAGTTAACGGCCTCAGGAGAGAAGTCAGTCGAAAGCTGAATCGAAAGCGCCATGTTTGTTCTTATTATACTATACTATAGCGTCTGGTCTTTAACTGATTTTTTTCTGTGTATAAGAGTAAAGATGGGAATGTTCAAAGACTGTGGCTGTGGCTGTGATGGCAAGAAACAAGAGAAGAAGTTTATGATATCTTTAATGTCAGCTGCTTTGTTCTTTATAGTGGCGAATCCTCAGACTTTTCTAACTGTTAGAAGTTTGCTTGGCGACGGCATATCAAGCGCTTCTGGATGCCCGACGCAAGTTGGTTTGTTAGTGCACACCTTGGTGTTCCTGCTCATCACCTGGGCTCTTATGAATTGTTAAATCGCCATGCTCTCTTTATACGCACTTTAGATTTTACTTTTTTCACCCTTGCACCCCTTTCAACATATTCAGGAATTAACGCATCATGCCTCCTCCTTGTGCGTCTCTGCCTCCCCCTCGTGTGCGAGTTCCTCATTATAAAAACCAACAAATCAATCGGAATAGACCTACCAGTATGACGTCGACAAACAAGATCTAAAACAACAGCCCTGTTTAGATTCTCCACTTTAATATTAACAGATATTTTTTTACTGATTAATATTAATGATTGAGGTTAAAGAAGTTATAGGCTTGATAAGTTTCGTGCTTATGTTAATTGTGTCGTGGTGTTTTTTAAACAGTAAAGATGATGATTTGCTTGTTTGCATAAAAAGAATATTACGGATTAAACAAACACCAAAAGACACCAATGGAGTGCCGGATGACATAAAGGACACACCAGACGATACAAAAAAATGTGAGTTCGAAGCTGAGGACATATACAACGGTAGAATACACGCAAAAGACGGTACTTTAATTACATCTCAACCCAACATGACTTGTGCGGATTGTACAAAATACATATACAAAGATAACGATGGAAAGTGTTATACCTTTGTACATGACCCGGAGTACAACGCGGATAGTTATTGTGCACAAGAACAAAAAGAAGAAAAAGACGCGGGTGATCCTTTCGTGACGAGTTGCAACGATATGTGTACAGCTCAGTTTACTCCCACTAAATGTACATTTTAGAAATCGTCATCAAAATTAATTGTTCCTTCGTTTGAAAACTTGGCATACTCACCAACTCTCTTTTCAAAAAAATTGGTTTTTCCATCCATACTTATATTTTCCATAAAATCGAACGGGTTCAACGAGTTCCATATGGGCTCATATCCAAGTTGTTTCAGCAGTCTATCGGCCACATATTCGATATACAGAGACATCTGCCCAGAGTTCATACCAATGAGTCCACAAGGCAGAGCTTCCAATATAAAACTTTTCTCAATAGAAACAGCTTCCGAAACGATATCATGTATAACCCTTTGAGATGGTTTCTGTTTTAACATTCCAAAAAGTTCAACTGCAAACTCAAGATGCATGGCCTCATCCCTACTAATTAGTTCATTACTAAACGAAAGTCCTGGCATGAGTCCACGCTTCTTCAGCCAGAATATAGCACAAAATGATCCTGAAAAGAATATACCCTCCACACATGCAAAGGCAGCAAGACGTTCGCCGAACGAATGTGACTTGTCAAACCACTTAAGAGCCCAATTTGCCTTTTCACCAATACATGGGATGGTTTCTATAGCCCTAAAAGATTCATCTTTTTCCTTGGGGTCTGTGATGTACTTGTCAATCAGTAGACTGTATGTTTCTCCGTGCACCATTTCATTGTGTCCCTGGTAGGCATAAAAACTTCTGGCCTCTGGGATTTGGACCTCGCTCGCAAAATTCATGCTGATATTTTCAAAAACTATTCCATCTGATGCTGCAAAAAACGCCAATATCATTTTAATAAAATACCTCTCATTTGTGGACATAGACTTCCAGTCGTCCATATCCTTACCAAGATCTATTTCTTCAGCTGTCCAGTTAGACATCTGTGACTTTTTATAAAGTTCCCATAGGTTGTGATACTTGATTGGAAAAACAGTGAATCTACTGTTATTTTCTTCCAATATCGGTTCGAAATTATCTTCAATGTATTCTTCCAAAGCAAAGTTATCACCTATGTGCTTACCATCAACCAACACCTGGGGGTATGTGGACACCGACTTACCACACATTTTATGAAGAGACTCCTTGGTTACTACTTGTTTCTCGTATGAGATGTTGTTATCCTTTACGAGTTGTTCAGCTACGTCACACATACCGCAACCGTCTTTTGACAAAATAGTGACCTTCATAGTATTATCTATAAATATTTTTTGTGGGTATTTTCTAAATATGATTATTTTCAACGAGATAGAAGACGGTGACGTAGTAAAGATTAAAACTATATACGATGAAATTGAAGAAGAGATGTTTGCTTTTGTGGTTGAACGCCTCGTAACAACCCTTGTTGTGAAGTACTATATGCCAACAAGTAAACTTTACAAAGGTGCAACTCTTTACAAATTAGATGAACACGAGGATGGTGTTCTCCAGGAATCTCTGACAGAACATTACACAAAAGATTCATACCCTTTTGAAGAAAAGGAAGGTATGGTGTACCTCCCAGACGAAACCATGAGTGATGCATCCGACTCAGAAATAGAAGACATGTCTGAGTCGGAAGATGAGGAAGAAGATGATTTTGTTGTTCCTGATGGAACTGAGGAATGGGTCCCACCCCCAGACCACAGAGAAGTAGACAATTCATGGGACAATTGGGTTCCACCCACACCAGGAGCGAGAAACTTTAAGGCTGTGGTTGACCGTATCGAACAACTTGCGAGGTTACAGGAGGATGAGCTTCGATTTTAATAGGTATAGGAGGACCAGGGGGAGAATATTTACATTTTAAAAAACATGTACATGGTTTATATAATTTATCTATTACATGAAACTTCCTGAAACATGGTGTAGGTTGTTTAAAAACAAGCCTGTAAACATCCATAGTGTGATAGTTACACATTTTAAATTTACAAGGTTTGGGCGTGTCTAAAAATGTGTGTAAAAACTACTCAAGTAATTTTCGCAGGTATGGTAAAGGATCAACCACTATGGAAGCGGAACTATGGGCAGAGTTTGATGCCGCTATGGAAAACATGTACCCTTCTCCTAAACAGGAGATTATAAAGGTTGATCACTACACATGCCCTTGTGGAGGGCAAAAACTTTTCGGTTCTGACAATCTTCCAGTGTGCACAACGTGTGGTCTGGTAGACTCGTCATATCTAGATGATAGTCCTGAGTGGACATCGGGTGTTGATGAAAGTGGTGTCGTGAACGATCCATCTAGGTGTGGTATGCCCAAGGATACCGAACTTTTCTCAGATGCGTGGGGGTCTGGTACGGTTATAAGTTCTGGTAGGCACACTGCTTATCATTTCAAGAAGATGGCCAGGATTAACTTTCATAGTTCCATGAACCACAAGGACCGTGCTCTGTTCCATGCCTACAAAGACATAGACAATGCAGCCCTACACATTCTGGAACTTCCGGAATCTGTGGTTCGTGGTGCTAAGGTTATGTATAGAAAGTTCAATGGGGAGGTTTTGACCCGTGGCGCGGTTCGCACCGGTATCAAAGCCAATTGTGTTTTTTATGCCTGCAAGGCCAACAACGTTCCCAGAACAACCAAGGAGGTTGCGGATGCTTTCGGTATTCCAACAAAAGACCTAAGCAGAACTTCTCAGACATTCAAGGATACCATCTTTGGCAAGACCGAACGCCCAGAACCAACTGTTCAGCTTACTCGACCCGGGCATATTATCCATAGGATGCTGAACGAATTTGACCTCGGTGAGAACAGGAGGAAATGGAGGGTCAAGTGCATCAAGTTTGCATCATTGTTAGATGATTGTGTACCCCTTATGGGTAAAACCCCCAATAGTATTGCAGCTGTGGTCATCTACAAGGTCATGGGAGAAACAATGTCAAAACACGATATTATCCAAAAGTGTGGAATCAGTATGCCCACACTTAATAAGATTGAACAGTTGGTCAACAAACACTTAGAGGATAAACTCAAAGAGTAAATAACAGAGAATGATTAGTCTGTTTTTGAGTACACCTTGTTATGGTGGTCTATGTTTAGAAACATATGCAACAAGCATAGTAAATCTTCAATTGTGTCTGATAAAAGAAGGTATTCAACTATTTATAGACACAACAGAAAATGAGAGTCTGGTACACAGGGCTAGGAATGTTTCGGTTGGTAGGTTTATGCAAAAATCATCCGCGGACTACTTTATGTTCATAGATGCAGATATACATTTTGACCCCATGGCGGTTGTGCGTCTTATAAAATCTGGACACGATGTAGCAGTTGCTTGTTACCCCAAAAAGTTTGTAAATTGGACTCAGGCAGCTGAAGCTGTAAAGGAGGGTGACGATCGCAACATGTCAATGCTATCATCTAGTCTGGTTGTAAATTTTGGTGCAAGTACCATTCAAGTAAAAGATGGATTTATTCCTATTTTAGATGGTCCAACTGGATTTATGCTCATCAAAAGAGAAGTTTTCAAAAAAATGGAGGAGAGGTATCCGGAATTGTGGTGTGTAAATGACCACCAAAATAGGGATTTTGATAAATACTGTGCACTGTTTGATTGTATGATAGACCCAGAAACAAAAAGATACCTATCAGAAGATTATGCGTTTTGTAGGAGATGGCAGCAGATGGGTGGGAAAATACACGCCGATATAAACACAACACTTGGTCACGTGGGTAATCTTCCTTTTAGTGGAAGTTTATATGAAAGGCTTAAGGCTTTGAACATTATTAAAAACAAAGATGAAAGTGGGAGTAATCTTAGTAACCAGAAACAAGTCGATAACCGTGAAAACCCTCCACACACTTCTGAAGCTTAACATAGAATGTATGAGAACGGGAAATCAGGTGATGCTTACTTATGTAAATGATGACCCATTTGAAATTCAGAATGTAATCAACAAAAATATTAAAAACGTAGACAGATTGTGTTTCGTAGATTATAGTGTTTTTATAGACGAACAAAGTATTGCCGCATTGTTTGATAAGTTTCCCGGTGGTTACAACGGAGTAGTGTTTCCAGCTGTTAAAGAGGGTGTGAATTGGGACCTTTTTAGACAAAAAGTAACTACAGATTCAAATGAACCAGTGGGACAGATGGGTCTGGATTTTGATACAGAAGTTGAAAAACCAATAAACGAAGATTTATGGAGTGTGAAATCAACAAACCCAAAGGTATGGGTCATTGACACGAAGGCAGCTATAAAAGCTATACGAGGGAAGAAGGGAGAAGGTGTCAACTTTCCCGTCAGACGCGCGGACATTTTTACAAAGATAAAGATTTGCGCCTTTGTAAAAGCAAAGGTGATAGTCACCTACACACACGAGTGCGTCTCGAACATTTTAGAATCTTCTGGTGTCAAAGTAGGATCAAATGAAGGAACACCTCAGTAAAGAAAATGAACAGTGGATTGTAAATCACAATTCAAAACTTTTTGCAAGTGCTATGGAACATTTCCACACATTTTGGGGAACAGTCTACAGAAATGGAAGAATCCCACCAATTTTTCCGGGTCCTCAACCCATTTCTATAGAAAGAGTACACTTCAAAACCCTTAAGTCTAACCCTTATGTAGCATGTGAAAAGACCGATGGAACCAGGGTGGCGCTGTTGGCTTTTACTTTCGAGGGTAAGAAGGTTACACTTTTGGTCAACAGGTCACTCCGTATGGTTTGGACACCTCTCAACATGCCCAAGTCTGCACACAAGGGGACTCTTATAGACGGCGAACTTGTAGACAAAACCGTAATGATGTATGATGCTGTTTACATATCAGGAGAAGATGTGAAGGGATACAATTTCTTGGACAGGTTGGAAAAGTTGGAACTTTTCGTGAAAGGTATCATGCGACTGGCCAAAGATCCAGTGATTATAAAAACAAAAAACTTTGTACCCCTAAATGAACTCAAGGATTTTCAAAACAACGTTGTACCAAAATTACCATACAAGACAGATGGTCTTATTTTCACTCCCGTGAATGACCCTGTTCGGCTGGGAACTCATGAAACCATGTTCAAGTGGAAGCCAAGGGACGAAAACACCATTGACTTTCAGGTTAAGTGGAAACCCAATGGTGCAGTTGGACTATATATTCAGGATAAGGGTGCTTTGTACTTCGAGAGTGAAATAACCCCTGATAGATTTGATGACTCATTTGTGGGATGGTTGGAGGAGGACGCCATAGTGGAGTGTAGGTACATGCGCGAGGAACATCCAATGTGGTGGAAGCCAGTCGGAAGGCGAACAGACAAAACCTACCCCAATAATCGTAGGACCTACTATCGGACAATGGTTAACATCAAAGAAGATATCAAATGGCAAGAGTTTATTTAGGTACACAAGAAGGGTAAGTGGGTGAAGATGTCAATTCAGCCACACCCCCAAAATCACACGAACCTTTTCCTTCGTTATAGAATTTACTAAAGACCCAAGTGGCCGATCCATACGGAGGTGCCGGTTGGTTTGTGCATGGGTTACCAGAACAATCTCCCATCACACCACACGCGTAATTTATGGCGTCGTTCACCTTTTGGCTATCCGCACCAGCCTTGGATTGACAAACCTGTTTGGCGGGTGGCGCCGCGCCGCACGTTAAGTCGAGAAGGGTATCATCCAATGTGCCTCCGTAGGCATCAGCAACACCATTCAACATCATATTTCTGTTACCAACCTTGGCGTCTGGTGGAGGGCACCCAGACGCTGATTCGCAATTATCAACATCGTATGTTTGTTGGAAACATGTAAAGGCAAAGCCTCTTTCAGTACCAGATTTATTTGTGGGATCGAAATACTGAAAAGCAAATACTCCTTCTATATTTAAAGTATTCATGGCCTTCTTGACTTGGGTGGTCAGAGTGGTGTGTCTATCGTCTGATAAAGGAAGAGGTACACCCGGTGGTGCGTATTCTGATATTATGTATTGTTTTTTATATTTAGATTCAAATTGAGATTTTATAAAATCTGGTGGACTAAAAACATTTATAGAACCGATATATCTATCACCCAGGTTCATCCCTCTTGCGGACATTTCCGACTCGATCATATTGAGATATCCCACACCGGGACCCTGTCCGTTGTCACCAAAGCTAACCGGGGCCGTTATAATTGGCAATGTGCCACTCACGCCGACAGCGCTTTCGGCGTCTAATATTTTTTGGATAGTGTCACACACCACCTTGGGCCAATTTGAACCCAAAGAAGTAAGTTCGGGTTCATTACCCACCATGATGTATTTTATCGATGGTCTATATTGAGAACCAGATAAGAACTCTTTATTTAGATAGGTTTTCCAGGTATCGGATGTGAAAACATTTGGGTTTAGTAAATTGTACATAGATATGGGTATACACGTTTTCAGACCATTCGCTTCCAAATCATCAAAAAAATTACCGTGATTTCTAGCCCATGACCACTCGTAAAGGCGCAAACACTCGACACCACTTTGTTTTAATAATTTTAAATCATTTTCTCGAGTCACGTTCCAGTTATCGTCACACGCAACATCTGCGTGTAAATCATCAGACTTGTTGTTATAAAACTGGTAGCCTATACCCTTTGTGACCGCCTGTGAAGTGTAGAAAGATTTTTCGTTGAAAACAAGTAAACCGATAACCAGAAGTAGAATGACCAGAGGTATATTATTCTTGGGGACATACATTAGGGTTAATATACACAATAACAGATAACATATGTTCACTAACATCTTTTATATAATAAAATATAAAAAAAATCTTCTCGTGGTAACTCGGTTTTCATACACAAACCATCATTCTTTATGTACCACTGACCCTTGTGTTTAGTGTAGGCTACATAGTGACCGCCGTGAACCGAACCGTGGTGCTTGCAACACGCAAATAGTTGGTAGTCTGTTTCGGTGGTCGGCGAACCTTTTGCCAAAAATGGTCGCATGTTTAGGTTTTCTGAAACCTTGACTCTTACCTTTTCGCCGTACATTCGTGTGGTAAATACTAAAACTTTGGGAAGTTCCCAAAAGAGAGTTCGTGTGGTTGCCACGTGATGAGTAACCCCGTGGTCGTCTGTAAATCCCTCCAAAACAGACCAGTCCTGATGACGATTCAACGATTGTTCTATGGTTTCTCCGTTTTTAGAATAAAGTATATTCAAAGGTGTAGTCTCGGTTTTGATTGACCTTCCAGACTTGCACACCGTTTCCTGTATCATCTTGCTGTAGAAGATTATCTTGATAATATCAGATAGAGATTTGTCGAGTATATCTATTAAGCAAAGGAAAGCCTCTTGACTGTCGTGTTGGTCGTCAGTTTTAAACTGATTGCACCTGTCGCGGAACAACTCAAGAAGTTTCTGTGGCGAAACCGTTCCACTTCCTTTCAACCAAACCTTTCGTACCAAAGTTTGGTACTCCTTGACAAACTCATCATCACCTTTGTAGTTTTTCAATATCATATAGTTTGATAGTTGGGGAACTTGGAGAAGGCACTGTAGTGAACAGTTGAAATAGCAAGTGTTTCCAAGGTTTTCGAGCCCCTTCATATTTAAGGATTACAGTCACTATAGTTTTAAATATGAAGAATTTCTTCGCAAAGTGCAAACCTTTGGTTGAGGCTAACAAGTCTAAGAAGTTTGTAGAACTTGAGATGAGGCTGGGTAAGATGAATGGTAAAATATTCGATACCAATGTTGGTGAAGAAATCTTTTCCAAAGTCCTAAGGGCTCTGAAAAAGTATCAACATTGGGAATCTGTGAAGGAATCCGAGTCCACTGTGTACTACAAGGACACTACTAGGATGACAATAGATGAGGAGACAGAGGAGGTTACGTGTATCTGCAAGGAGAGGGTCGGGGTTGTCGACCACACCCTTGAAGGTAAGCCACTGGATGTTAGGTTTGCCGTCTCACTTGAAAAGCCAGCCAAACAAAACGAAGATGAGGTCATGGACCATGTGAGGCACAAGAAAAGGATCTCTTTTGTGAGGAAGAATCTTAGTATAGATATGACTGTGGTCACGGGAGACCCAGATGACCTGGATGACGAATCAGAAGCTTCTTATGAAATAGAGATGGAGATAGTCGACCCCAAAAAGGTCACAGACGATGACACGCTATATAACATAATCTACAAGGTTGAGTGTGTCATGAAAACAATTTGTTGAATAATAGTATAATGTATCTAATACTAATCGGAGCACTCATCCTATTGTACATGTACCAAACAACCCCCAAAGACAACCAAGTTATCGTAGACAATTATAAAACAGCTTATTTTTCAGAAGAATCTAAAAAACTTTTCGATCAACTTCCTTCACAAAAATCAAAAAAAGATTTTGCCATGATGGAAGATCTCTTTAACAGGTATGAAAAAATGTCTGTTTGTGGTGGCGTTTCGTACCTCAAGTTGGCAACTGAACTTGACCAACAAATGAAAGAAAGATTTAGAGGTTGGGACCTCTCGTTTCATCAGAGAGTTCTAAACCAAATTGCACAACCTTCTAAAAAGATTGATCCAAATCTAAGATGTTAAGTAGTGTACACAAAAGAGTTTTGTGTCTACAGGGTTCCATGTTCTTCCACTTGGACAGTATATATTCTATCAAACCGTTGTCATCTGGTTCCCGGTGTTCCTCTAACCACTTCTTGGGGTCTTCAGCATTTTCAAACTCGCGTGTCCACATGTATTTTATTTCTAGTTCACTCATTTGTCCATCCGGTCCGCGGTGCTTTCGTATGTAATCTGCTATCACGTAAACCACAGCGTCCAGAAACTCCTCTCGGGCCATTTCCATCCATGAATTTTCTTTTGTCCCCCACGATGTAGTGTCATCATCAACGCGTACACCGTGGCCGTACTTCTCTCTCCCCAGCGCCAATCTATCCAGAATCTCCTTCATATACTAATCTATTGATTTTTGTTTTTAAGTTGCTTGGCGAGATTCATGAAATAATTAAAGTTTTCGTCATTTTCTGTTTTTCTTTTGATTTTGTTCGCTTGGTCCTGAATAGCTTTGCACAAATCCTGTTTGGAACCATTCTCCAGAACCGCCCCCTTGACTCCCAACTCCTTTGCGTATTTCACTATGGTCGAACGCTTGTAAGAGGTACAGAGACGACCCCCAAGTCTGAGTTTGTTGTCACGACCCTTCATAGGTAGGGCGTTGCCAACATTCTGCTTCTTGGTTGCTAGGTTCTTGTTCTGTACATGTTTAGCTATAAGCTCACATAATATAGGCTTGGTAATCTTAGAAGGGAGGGCAATCCCAAGTCTGAGAGCCATATCAACCAAAGAGACCTTCGTGAAACGCATACACTGTCTCGACCCAATCTTGAACCCCAATTCCTTGTTCATTTCAAATCTCATGTTCGTGGGAGCCGCACGCCCCACATTTACTGGTTTAGTATTTGTCTCGTATCCAATACCAAATATTCTTCGAACATTCTCAGGGACCTTCACATTCGCTCTGCGATAGCGTTCCGCCACCTTGTTGCGCATGTATTCAACCCTCTTTGGAATCTTGTAACAACACGGCTGACCCTGTGGGTTGGGGCGCACATAGTAACCATTACCTTGGGGACACTTACCTTGGAAGCTATAGGGCACTGGACGGCTCTCCTTGGGACACGTGGTGCCTCGGCGAGTAACGTTGGGAGCGGGCTTATTGTTGGCTCTACGAGCTATTTTGCTTGGTTTGGGTGATGGTACCACATTTCTCCGTCTGGGTGTGAGTATACCAGCAATCTTTAGAAAATTAATAAAACGTTTTATGACATCCAAGCGCTTGTCTGGAGCCTCGGGCCCTTCTATGACAAGGGAACCCTTACCTGTCAAAAGAATAGTAAACTTGTTTCCAAAGCTTACATAAAGAAAGGGACTATCCTTCTTCTTTTTAGCCAAGAATACGTTTCTAGCTGGTTCATAAGTACTTTTCAAAACGTAACCATCAAACTTGGCCAGACCCTCTCCCACATCCAAAAGAGAGTGTAGCTGGGCTACGTCGACGCTTGCACCCAATTTTATTTCGGATGTTACGTTGTTTATTTTTATGGGCTTGTCGGACAGTTTTAGATTCACAATCTTTTCGATATAACGAACGAGTGAAATCGGTTCATTTGGAGAACCGTCAATGTACCCACCAGAAAAACGCACCCGACCGGTGTTGAAGATATTAAAACTGGCACCCTGCACCGTGCGACCCTTCTTTATCTTAACAATAAACTCTATCGATGATAGTTTGCTATTGTTAATGTTTGCAGTCTTACGCCCACCGTACTCTTTGTTGTATTCAAAAGCCTTCTTGAACTTACCGTACCGCGTAGACATCTTGAGGGCTTTGAATGTAAACACATCGACCACTTCCTCATCAAATCCGTTTTCAACCACATAATCTCTAATTTTACCAAGATTCACCGTTCTCCCGTAGTCTAGTGTTGCGTTATACATCCCTAGATAAAGATTATCGGTCTGGTTGAGGTTAAAGTTTTCTGGTCTGAACACATTACGCTTATATTCCGTTGCGAGATTTCTTGCATTTCTAAGAGTCATATTTGAAATTGCCGCAATCTGGTCCAGGTAGGTTCTTGATGGTAATTGAATACCACCACTTGTAGATATGGCATACGCCCTCAAAAGAGGGAGTATAAGTTCTTCGTCGTTTCCTAGATTCATTTCTTACTTTTGTGTAATATTTTTTTAGTAATCCTCACCACCAATCTGAAGCGTCTCCTCAACAACATCAACACCAAATATCATGGGCTGTGCAGGAAAAACGCGCCCCTTGTAAGTCTTGGCCTCTGTGCGTACCTCGATATTTTTCGAACTGAAAGGACCAGCGTAAAAGTCTGGATTGAACTTGGGCTTGCCAAGATTGTTTTCTTGACAGTGCTGATTGAAAAGCTGCACAAATAGCTTTTGGGGACAGAATAGTTCCGGACCAAACTGTATTTTCTCCGATGCCAAGAAGTTTTGCAAACTGTTTGTAACCATTGCAACTTGGTTTTGGATTGTCTTGAAATAAGGTGGAACAACATTCCAAATGTCCTGGTCACTATACTTCTGAGCATAATCCAGATACCCCCTCACACACTTCTGAAGGATTATAGGAAGTTCTTGGTCAAGCTTTTGGTCCAAATGGGGGTCAGCCTCCATCACTTGCTTGCTAAAGTTCCACGGCAAAATACGCCGCAAAACCGAACCAGAGTTGTCCTTCCAGTTGGGGATTTCATTGCCTCCCAGGATTCCAGGAGCCTTCCACTCAACAGACTTGGCATTTTCATACTTGCGAGCCACAGATACATCTTCCCCAGATACCAAAGACTGAAATTCAGCCTGTTCCAAACAGAGATCACCCTTGACTTCTGGAGCAATGAACATAAACCCGTCGTAAATAGATGATAGACCGAACTTCCTCTCGATGTTGTTGGAGAGTGTGCGAACATCCTCAGACTCGTAAAACTTTTTGAAAACCTTGGTGATCAGAGTAGACTTACCAGACCGTGCAATACCCTTGAGAAAGGGAATAATCTGCCACGAATCCATGTCTCCCACATCAAAACACAGTTTGCCACCCATTACATACATCCATCTGCAAACCTCTTCCGGAAACTTCTGGTAATTCATAATACTCTGAAAGTGAGGAGTTGGTATATCCCACCAATTTTCTGTAGTTTCATAAGACTCAAAGTCCTTGTCAAAATATTTGGCAGCCACTATGTTTGCAGGCAGAGTCTGATAGTCCTTGCTCTCGTAGGCATAAAACTTTGAAGCGTACCTACAAGTTTCTGTGTTCCAGTCTCGCCCAACAAAAATACCGTTATTGAATGACCACACATGCCGGTCCTTTTCAATCTGAGGAAACTGAGTATCCTTACAATCATTCAAATACTTGGCAGAATCACGGGCATTACCACTCTTTGCAGTAAGATTCAGCCACATATTACGATTGAAGTCCTTCTGACATGCATCATACACAAAATCAGAAATAGTCATCTCGGGTTTCCAAGCCTTAGTGTCATGACCAGATGGTGTTTTAATCTGAGAACAACACTGACCCTTGTACCGCCGATACCTACGGTCATATATTTCATTCAACAAGTCAAGAATGAGACTTTGATAAGGTGAAAGTTCTTCACCTTGAATCTCCACATTGTTAGAAGAAGGATCATCAGGCACCATAGTTGGGAAGGTTCTCAGTTCATACTGCCTGGCATCATTCCGAGCGTTTTCAAAATACCACCGTTCACTATTGAGCAAACGATTAATCCTAAAACTAACTGTAAATGTATTGTTGTTCACATCGGTTGTTTCGACTGCATCTATTCCCATAGATTTAGCCTTGTTCATCACCTCTGCGATTGTAGTTCGCATACGACTGTGCTTTCCAATTAGCGCTTCAAGATCAAAATCCATCGGATAACCATTATCATCGAAGTTGTCGTTTTTGTAAAACAAGTTAACCCAGTGAGTAGCACCAATCGACTTGTCTCCGCGAACATCAATTGCCATGTAGTTCTCAAGTTGGGATATAAAAGTCAGAAGTTGATTTTCATTGGCAATGTTCTGAACTTGTGACTTATTTGATTCCAATTGAGCAGCCGCGCGGTCAGCGTTTTGGTCGATGTAGTGTGTTTCACTCATTATTGTTGGTTAAGTAATAATAGCAGATATTTTTTAAGCAGCTTTGGTGAAGTGAGAGAGTAACTTTACTAAAATCTTGTTCTGGGTTTCTATCAATTTGTTCATTTTATCCATGTGGTCACCAATCGTAACAAGAGC